GAATCGGCAGTGCAGTTCGCCGTGCGGCCCGGTTTCCAGAGGCATGGCGTCGTTGGGGCAGGACGCGGGAGGTTCGCGCTGCTCGCGCAGGACCTCCTCGCGCTGCTCCTGGTAGATGGAGGCAAGCTGATCCCAGGACATCAGCAGATCCCCACCATCGGGGCCATGATCGCGTGGAGTTGCAAAACATTGGCGGCCGTCAGTTTCTTGCCGGTGATGAATGGCAAGGCGATCCGGCCATGGAACTCGTTGACCGGTACGGCGGTGACCCCGGAGCAGCCAATCGTCAGGGGTGCGGCGGTGTCCTCCAGGCCAACGTACGCGCCGGTCTCCACGGTGGATCCGTCGTTGACAGCGGCGGCGTCGACATACAGGTACAGCTCGGGAGTGGCCGCCGTACCGTCGTATGTGGCCACAACAAACTGCCACTGACCTGCGGTGAGGGCCGCTGTAGACGATGCGATCTCGGTGGTGTCCGCCGACTCGTCATACAGCTCGAAGGTGAGCAGTCCGGTGGCGCCGACCCAGAACCGCCACTCCCGCAGGGTGCCGGCCGAGTCGTACTTCGCCATGATCGTGTTGTTGACGATCGTGTTCGGGCGAATCCACGCCCCGAACGAGCAGGCCGCATCCCCCGCGAACGAGTAGTTGGCGTGGTCCACGCCAGCCAGATGATGATCACCGGTGGGATGGAAGTGGTAGGAGTACAGCCCACACGGCAGTTGCAGCGGCGCGAAGTCGTCCTCCAGCGCCTCGGCGGCACCACCGGTCTCCGCCGAGGTCAGATCCCCGGCCCCGATGCAGGTGATCAGGCTTCCAGTGGCCTCCCAGAAGGGCCACAGCGAGGCCTTGGTGGTGCCCAGGACCGTGAGGATGTCGTTGAGTAGACCCTCGGTACCTCGGTTATAGAGAGCCATCTATTTCACCAGCTTCCGCAGCCGCAGCGGGCGTGACCACCCGAACGCCGAAGGCGCGGCGTTCGGGTGGTCACATGGACGATCGGCATCAGTCGACGGCCCTCGTAATGGGGGCGCCGTTGGGCGGGGAGACGGTCGTGGAGGTGCGTGCCACGGTCGTGGACACCCGCTGAGCCCCGGCGGCGTCGGTGGCGACCTTCGTGGTCTTCCCTCCACCACTGCTGGCCTTGGCGGGCTTGCGGCGGGGCAGCGGCTCCGCTGGCGGTGGTGTCGCTGGCGACGGAGCTGCAGGCTCCCGACAGCCACAGTTGGCGCACGGCGCATCCAGCCACGGCAGTGCGCAGTCGCGACAGGTCTGCTGCATGGTGATCCCCTATCCAGATCAGGCCGTGGAGGCGGTGCCCCAGTAGCCACCGCGCTCGCCTGCGAGATTGACGACCTGGGCATCGAACACCGCGGCCGCAGCGGCGACGGTCGACAGGTTGAAGCCGTTCGCGTCGTGGCTGGCGCCGAATGTGTACGTGTTGATGACCAACCCGGTCGTGCCTGCGTTGAGGACGACTCCGCCGTCCTGGGCGGCCGACAGGTTGTACATGTACGCGCCCTTGATCAGCATGTTCAGGTTTGCCGCACTGGTGACGATCGATCCACCGGTGTGCGTGCCGTAGATCCATACGTCCTCGATGTGGACGTCGGCGACGGCGGACGTGACGCTGATCGCCTGAACGGATGCGTCTCCGGCCGCACCAGCGAACTTGAAGCCCTTGATCTTGGCGCGGGTGGATCCGGCGCCAAGGATCAGGAAGTCGACGAACTGGGCGGTCGCCCCACCCTCGCGGGCCTCAATGTTCGTGAGGGTGACATCGGCGGCCGTGACGGTGATACCCGCGACAACGTCAGTGACCCCGGAAACCGTGCACAAGATGTTGTCCACCGAGCAGGACGCGGCTGTGATCAGCCAGGTCGCGGCGGCGGCGGAAAATGTGAACGTAGGCCGGATCCCACCCTGGCCGAGGCCGATGACCTTAACCCCGGCGATGTCCATGGTGATCGTCCCGGCTCCTGACACCGTCTCCGCGTGGGAGGGCATCAGGTAGACGGTGTCGCCGGAGCCCACCAGGTCAGAGGAGAACGCATAGGACAGGGTGCTGAATGGGGCCTCTGGCGAGTAGCCGTGATTGGTGGTCGCCCCCGCCCCAGTGGCGTTGGAATCGACGAACCACAGATCACCTGGGGTGCGGTCGATCCCTTCGACGGTGAACGGCCCGCCGGGCGCGTTCCGAACGAACAGGGGCGAGAACTTCGCCTGGGTACTTGGCATCGCGCATCTCCCTTTTCGGGGTTCGAACCCTTGTTGGGCAGTGCTCCGGCGCCGATCTGCGAGCGCACGCCGGAGCTGGGTAGGTCAGGCGTTGGCCGCACCCGGGTTGAGCAGGTTCGGCAGGTTCGCCGGGGTCCGCTGCTGCTTGAGGTCGTGGAGGACATACAGGCAGCCGCACAGGCAGGCCGTACCGTTGTCGCTGGTGGCGGTCAGGGACACGTGGGTGTATCCGGCGCCCAGGGCGTGCGCGGGGACGTGGATGGCGACGAGCTTCTGCAGCAGGCCATAGGACGTTCCGATGTCGCACTCGCTGGCCTCGGACTGGGTGACCCGCGTCCACGATTCGTCGTTGTCCAGAGCCGCCTCGGACTTGACGTACCACTCGGTGACACCCGTCGAGGTGGATACGCCGGTCGAGTCCAGGTCGGCGCTGGTGCCGCCGGTGTAGGCGGTGTGCTGCTGCACATCGACGGTGAAGCCGGCCGGACCGGTGCCAGCGAACACGACAAACGTGATCGCCGACGCGTTCTCCATGCTGATGCGTTTGCCCGTGGCGCCGTTGGCGTCGTCGAGGTCGACGGGCACCCACCCGACACCCAAGTCGAACAGACGTCCGAGTCCTTGCATTGATTGTCCTCTCCGCTTCCAGGGTGTTAATGCTGGTCGCTGCGGCCTACCGGGATTTCGTCCCTCGGCCTAGAGTGCTTCTCCAGGTAGCGGGTTGCTTCCAGGAGCAATACCGGATCATCACGACCGGGGCCGGTCACCCGGCCCCTCGGCCGCGAGTGGCTAGGCCCGCTCGTCCAGGACGACGTAGGCGGACAAGGTGCTGGCGGAGCCGTTCTTCGGCGTGATCGCACTCAGCAGCCACGGCCGACCGTCGACCCGCTCGGAGACCATGTAGCAGGTCTTGCCGTAGGCGAATTTGTAGTGAGTGCTGGAGTCCATGAACATCTGCTGGCGGTCGCCGAGCAAGTAGAACCGACGGTCGACAAAGGCGATGTCGCACTGGTCACCGAGGGGTGCGGTCTTCTCGGTGAAGTAGACGGGCCGTCCGTAGATCGTAACCGGAGGTGCGCCGACGATCCCGTTGTTCAGCCACACCGGAGACCCGCCCGTACCGACGTTGATAGCCATCTCAGCCAGCTGCGGGAACGTGTCAATCGCGGCGATCCACACCGCGTTCATCAGGGACGACGGCAGCATGCGGGAGAACATCTTGTCGATGTTCTTCTTGACGATCGTGTCGGCCAGTTGACCGGCCTCTTTCGCCACGCTGACACGGCCCTTGCCCTTGAGACAGCCGAGCGGTTCACCCGTCCCGTTGCCCATGAGCATCTTGTAGTCCTCCTCGAATTTGATCGCGGAGGGCATGGCCATGCCCAAAAACGCGGACATCGCCGGGGCGTCCTGGAGCAAGTCGTTGGGGACTTCGGCGTACGCGCAGAGACTCTGCTCGCTGGTGTCCAGGGCGACGCGGGCGAACTTCGCCGAGGTTTCGGTGACCGCGGCGGCCTCGCTCGTCCAGTAGGCGACGACGCCACCGAAGACGCTGGATGCGTGGCTGGTGACATCCACCGCCGGAAGGCTCACCTTGGCCGTGGACATGGGAATGATCGTCGCCCCGGGGCGCATGATCGCCTCTTCGAGCGACAGCGACAGGATGTCCGAGCGCATGGTCTCGGGCATGAGGAATCCGCCATCCGCCGGAGCACCCTCGCTGTAGGCGTTGCGGAGCATGGCGAGCTTGTCGGTGTACTTAGGGTTGTCCCGGTTGCCGTGGTGCACGGTCCAGAGGAGATCGGCGAAGTCGGAGAACTTGCCGTCGAGCGGTGCGCCAGCGGCGGCCTTGTTGTACAGGCCGTCGCGGCGGGCGATGGTGCTGCCGCGCTCCTGGCCGGTCAGGTTGGGCCGCTTGATCGTCGTGGCGTTGGTCTCGCGGAGGAAGTCGGCCATGGTCTTCTGGACTTCGAGGCGAACCTGTTCGCCGATGCCCGGATCGGACTTCGCGTTGGCCGCGGCGTAAGCCTTGATCAGGTCGGGGAACTGTCCCTCCTTGAGTAGAGCGGCGACCTGCTTGCCGTCATTGAGCATTTCCTCCAGCTCAGCGGGAGCGGTAGGGATTACGATCTTGGTCACGCGAATGCTCCCCTCAGAGCGTCAGTGATGGCGGCAAGGTCGATGTCGTCGTCGGTCGGGTCGTCGAGTTTCGGTGCCGGGGCGGCGGCCCGCCCCGAGTAGTTGAAGATCGACAGGTCCCAGCTGTTCTGTTTCGAGGAGGTGCCGGACACCTCGTCGACCAGGCCCGCCTCCAGAGCCTCGGCGGCGGTGAACCACGTCTCGGCGAGCATCAGCTCACGCCACTCGCCGACCGTCCTCTTGCGACGTTTCCCGCCGCAGTTGGCGCAGCGCTCGGCGTAGATGTCGGCCAGGTTGTCGCTGGTGGCGTCCAGGCGGTCCGCCTGCTCGCGCAGTTCGGCGGCCGAGCCGATGCCCAGCGTCCGCGCCTCGTGGATCATCATCGTGGCGTTGCGGGCCATGATCCGGTGATCACCACCCTGGGCGATCACGCTCGCGATCGACGCGGCCAGGCTGTCGATATAGACGGTGACCTGGGCCTCGTGCTGGCGCAGGGCCTCGTAGATGGCGATCCCGTCATACACTTCCCCACCAGGGGAGTTCAGATGTACGCTGATGCGATCACGGTCGATCTCTGCGAACTCGCGGACGAAATCGGCCGCAGTGATCCCGAAGTAGCCGATCTCGTCGTAGATGTAGACCGCCGCTCCGTCGGCCTTGTTGGTCTGGATGCTGTACCAGTCGGCGCGACCCTCACGGAGTCGCGCTACCGGACGCGCGGTTTTGAGTCGGTCACGCACCGGTGTCCTCCTTCTTCTCCCAGACGGGGATGATCTGACCCCGGCATCGCACCCCGCCTGAGCAGTGCAGATAGCCCTTGACCGGGTACATGGCGCGGGCGGCCGGAAGCGTGGCGAATTCAGTCCCGTCAATCTCCGCGCACGCGGGGCAGCGATTGGTGTCATTGACCTCGCACGCCACGTAGCGGGTCGGCTGCGGCGAAGCGGCGGCCATGGTCTCCACCCGCCCGGCATGCTGGGCCTGACTGAGCGCACCGCCCAGCTGGTCACGCGGATACCGGTCCGACAGCTCCTCCAGGTGCTGGCGCACCAGCTCGGCCACCTCAGCGCCCGTGGTCAGCTCACCCGCCACCCGCAGCGCCTCCTGGCCAGCGGTCACGGCCAGGCTGGAGGCCATCAGAGCGGCGACGGTGGCGGCGGCCGCCGTCATCTCGGCTTCTGGCGGGACCTGCTCGACGACCGTCACACCCTGGGCGGCGGCCTCCTGCCTCACACTGATCGCACCCAGCAGAGCCAGGGCGATCATCGCGGCGGCGAGGGCCGCGGTCGCGTCGTCGGTGTCGGCCTCCAACTCAGACAGGCCCTCGGTGTCGCCCTTGTCCACGGCGATACGGATCTGCTCCAGGATCTGCTCGCGCTGACGTGCGCCGAGGCGCTGCCACTGATCCAGCAGGTCCTCCACGGCGGATTCCCAGTCCCGCTGGAGGCGGCGCATGGACTCCTCGACCGCCTCATCGAGATCGGCCTGCGCGTGGAGGATCGGCCCGGGATGCGGAGGGTTGTGGTGGGCACACGTGTGTGCCGGTCCGCGCTCACCCTGCGGCCCACGGGGGCCAGCCGGTCCGAGGTCGCCCTGGGGTCCGACCGGTCCGGTCTGGCCGACGGGTCCGATCTCGCCACGTTCGCCGCGCGGGCCCTCCGCCCCGATTGGACCGGGCAGCCCACGCTCGCCGCGTTCGCCGCGCGGGCCGCGCTCACCGCGGGGTCCGGCGGGGCCGAGGTCGCCCACGGGTCCGGTGGGGCCGATCTCGCCGCGTGGTCCGCGTTCGCCGCGTTCGCCCGTGGGTCCAGCTGGTCCTGTCTCGCCGATGGGGCCGATGGGTCCTGGTTCGCCCGGGGTTCCCGGGATGCCGTCTGTGCCGCGCTCGCCCTTCGGGCCGCGTTCGCCGCGTTCTCCCTGGGGGCCGAGGTCGCCCACTGGGCCAATGGGTCCGGTCTCGCCGCGCGGGCCGCGCTCTCCCCGAGGTCCAACTGGGCCGAGCAGGCCGGGATCGCCGCGCTCACCTGGCTCGCCGCGCTCCCCGGCTGGGCCAATAGCGCCGACGGGACCGGTCTCTCCGCGTGGTCCGCGTTCGCCGCGTTCGCCCGGCTCGCCCCGTTCACCCACGGGGCCGATGGGTCCAAGTTCGCCGCGCGGACCACGCTCGCCCCGCTCGCCCTGGGGACCGGTCTTGCCCTCTGGTCCTGGTGCTCCGGTGGCGCCAACGGGTCCGGTCTCGCCGCGTTCGCCCACCGGCCCAGGGATGCCCCGGTCGCCGCGTTCGCCGCGCGGGCCGCGTTCGCCTCGGGGACCGACAGGCCCGGTCTCTCCGCGCAGGAGGTTTCCGTACCGCTGGTACATGGCGGTGACCAGCTGCTCGGGGGCCTCGCCGTGGTGGGGCATGGGCGGGAGTCCCACCATGGCGAGGACACCGGCCGGCTCGAAGCCCGCGGCGATCAGGCTGGTGGCTGCGGCGACCTTCGAGGCGAGGTCGGCGCGCAGTGCCTCGGCGTCGGCGGGTACCGGGGAGTCGTAGTCCAGTTCGTACAGTTCGGCGTCGCGCTGGCCGAAGAGCGGCAGGTAGCGGGCGTTGAGGACGCCTTTCCACCGCTCCAGGCGGGGCACGGTGAGCTGTTCGGCGAACCAGGTCTTGGATGCCTCGGCGGTGGCGCGGTTGACGTCGTCGAGGATGCCGAGGGCGAATGCCGGGATGCGGAATGCCTCCCGGATGACCTCGCGGGAGACCTCGCGGAGCTCGACGAACTGCATGTCACGCTGGGAGAGCCTGTTCTCGACCCATTCGCCCATTTCGATGATGGCGACGCGGTGAGCGTTGGCCACGCCCTGGTGCTGCTCGCGCCAGCGCAGGCACATCTCGTCGAATTCCTCATCGGACAGTCGACGATCGACCTTGATCATTCCGCCGGGGGCCGCGCTGTTGATGAAGAAGTTCCGGTTCCACTCAGCGCTGTATTTGGCCGAGTCGATGTCGGCGAGGATGGCCTGCACCGGCCCCATGCCCCGGTACGGATCCAGCGGATTGGGCATGCGCAACTGGAGGACGTCCTCCAGGGGCAGCGGCACCGTCTCCCCGGACGGACCGGTGTACTCCCAGCCGACCAGGTAGTCAGTGGCAGAGGCGACCGGGGTCATGCGGTCGGGGCGCACCGGCCACAGCTCCAGAGGGATCGACCGCATCCGCTCATCGCGGGCGACGACAAGGAACCCCTCGCCGACCAGGTCAAGATGCTGCTGACAGGTCTCGATCAACAGCTGGCGGTTGAAGAAGGAGTTGGGCTTGTTGAGGACGTCCAGCGCCAGATGCCTAGTGACCTCGACGCGGTCTTCCTTGCGCCCGGATGCGGCCTTGCGCCACAGTCGCCAGTTGACGGCGGCGGTGGCGTTCGAGGTGCAGTTGACGATCGCATAGACCGTCCCGTTCGCACCCATGGCCTCCATCTGGCCGACCGCACCGGTGCGGACAAGGGAGCCGAACAGTCCGCCACGGCCGGCGTAGCGCGGCACGTAGGGCACGGGAGCGCGGTTGACGACACGCTGAGTGAGTGCTCCGAGGGCACCCACCAGTGATCGCATGGCGGCATTGTCACGGCTGGATTGGTGCTGTCAGCTGGCCAAACGCCCACCGTCCAGACTGACATGTCCAAATCGGATCATCATGATCATGGCAATGATCGCCGTCACCATCGGTGAGATCAGCATGATGTCAGACTGTGCGCATGGCGGCATATGGGATCCCGATCGGGCCGGCTGGCACGACCCTGCGCATCAACCTCCTCCACATCCGCACCAGCAGACACCTCAGCCGCCCCGGACTGGCCGGAGCGGTCCGCGAGGAGACCGGGCGGGCACTGCCGGAGATCGCGATCCGACGCATCGAGGAGGGCAACCGACGCGTCGACGTCGACGACCTCATCGCCCTGGCCGTCGCACTCGACATCACCCCCGTCGACCTGCTGATCCCCGGGTCGGCCGACGACGACACCACCTATCGGGCCGCCCCAAGATTGGAGATGACAGCCGGCGTAGCGCGGGCGTGGCTGGGTGGTCAGATACTCCGGCGTCCTCAGACGGCGCTGGAGTTGGCCGAGGCCATCCGGTGGATGCCGCAGCAGAGGGCGCGGGAGACAGCCCGGATGTGGAGCGGCGACTAGCGGCGGCCCGGCCGCTGATCGGCGTCCTGATCAGACGGCTGGTCCGGTCGGATCATCCACGCCAGCACCAGGCAGGCCCCGGCGGAGGCCAGCGTCCCCGTGCGCCAGCCCCAGCCCCAGGCCGCGGTGACGACCCCGGCGAGGGCGACCAGCTCCAGGACGGTAGTAAGGGCGGAGCGGAGGCGGGACACGCTATGCTCCGGCGTTCTCTGCTGGATCCGGCGTCGGATCGGGTCTCACGGCAGCCATACACGACACACCGTTGACGACCACGACCTTGATTCCCATCGCCTCCATCGGGGCGAATCCCTGGACCAATGCGTCCATCCACTCGTCGCTCACCATCGGATTATTGATGCCGATGACCAGCACGTCACCGGGTCGGACAATGGCGGCCAGGTGGGATGTGGGTACGGCCTGGGTGTTCACCAGCTCCGCCAGATCGAGTTGTCCGCATCATGTCCGTTACGGATCGCGGCACAGATGTCCCGATGCTCCTTCAGGGCTTCTGCGCGGGTGATGTTGCGCCACTGCCGTTCATGCCATGGATGACCAGGCCGGGAGAAAGTCATCGTCTCGAACATTCCCCAGCTCGGGGAGTCGACGCCGCGAAACACGGTGGATACCTCGACGTCTCCGACCTGGTCAAGGAGGATACGGCTACGCTCCGGGTCGCTGTGCCACTGGGCCCATGCCATGATGTCCGGCTCTGGTGCTGGGTTGCCGTCGGCGTCCAGGATGTATGTGTACGCATGGTGCTTGCGATGCTGGTCGATCATCTAATGATCCTTATCCGTGGGCGTGGCTGGAGATCCAGCTCGGCGCAGATGTACCGGGCGGCGTCACAGCCATGGTCGTCAATCTTGAGTGGCTGTTCCTTGATCGCCTTGCCTGCGCCAGTGTCCCAGACGTATCCGGGGATCTCCTCGGCCGTGCAGGTGGGTTTCTTCGCGTCGATCAGCTCGGGGTCCCGCTCGACCAGGGAGTCTCGCAGGATGTACAGCCGGGGTCTGCCGTCGCCAGCGGGGGCGAGGCGTCCCTGCATGACCTGGATGCCGTCGGTGACGGTCTTCTTCGCCGGTGTGGTGCCCAGGCCCAGCTCACGTTCGAGGACGGCGCGGCCCTCCGCGTCGTGGTCGCAGATGATGGCGCGCGGTCGCGGTTCGGTCCACCGACCATCCTGGTCTCTGACCTGGGTGAGGGCATGTCTGGCGTGGACGTCGACGGTCCGGCGGGTGTGGTAGATCTCGCGGTACAGGTAGAGCCTGCCGTCGGGGTCGACGGCCCACCACTGGATGACCATCGGATTGGTGTAGCCGAAGTCGACCGACCAGTACCGGGTCCAGGTCGCGGGGATGTCGAAGCGGTCGATGAGGTGGGTGGCGGGGTCGTAGGTGTCGAAGATCTGCCCTTCGGCGGAGACCCAGAGGCCGCGCCGCAACCGCTGGTAGCGGGGGCCGGTGAGGTTGTCGAGTTTGGCGATGTACGCCTGCCCGGCTTCGGTGAGCTTGCCGTCGTCGTCGTACAGAACGGGATTGTCCTCGTGGCGGCTGTCGAGGATGCGGCACACCCCCCGATCACACCGGGCTTTGAGCCAGTGGGTAGGGGTGTCGGGGTTGGTGTCGGCCATGATCTGCTGAAAGCTGATCTTGCCATTGCGTAGGCGGGTCGTGATCGCGTCCCAGTCGCCCTCGGTGAGCTCGATCGCCTCCTGCACGTAGGCGATATCGAATTCTGACGACATGATCTTTGTCGGCTTGTCCATCCCACCGACGTTGATCACACTGCCGTTGCGGTACCGGTAGCCGGGGGATTCCTGGGTCGACCCCCCGTACCATTCCACCTCACCCACCAGCTTCGCTTCCGGGATCACGAAGCGGTTCCATGTCACGAGGGCCGTGTTGCCCAGGCTCGCGAGGGTCTTGCGGATGACGATTCCCCGCATGCCCGGATTCAGCAGGGCGAGCAGGTGCAGGCGCTCCAGCAGCGCGCGACTCTTGCCGGTGCCGGCCGGGCCGGACAGCAGCATCTCTGGATCACGGCACTCGAACGCCTGCCGGCAGGCACCACGGGGAATGAACTGGTGACGGAGGACGGTAGTGGTCATCAGGCGGTGAAGTCGTGTGGTTCCATGGTGCCGTCGTCAAGCATCCTGTCCGGAATGACGCCAATGGCCTCCTGGAGGCGACGACAGATTAGGTCACAGTATGCGGGGCTGATCTCGCATCCGTAGCCGATGCGCTGCTCTTGGTGTGCCGCTAGGAGGGTTGTTCCTGAGCCTGCGAAGGGGTCGAGTACTGCATCGGTGGGGTCGGTGTACGCACGGATGAACCAGGCCGGCAGTGCGACGGGGAAGGCCGCTGAGTGTGTTCCGTCGCCCCCGGCCGGGATCTTGATCACATTGCTTGGCCTTGCCAGCCCAGCTCCGTAATTCCTGGCTCCTGCCGGTGCGTAGCCACCTTCGCGCATGTCCATGTGTGCGTCTGGGCTGTAGCGGAGCACGTCTTCGCTCACGTGCCCGTTGGCGAGCGGGTTGAACCTGATCGGCGCCGACGCGGCGAAGTGGAAAACGGGCTCCCACGCGTCCTTGAACCGGTTCGGAAAGGAGCCGGGGAACCCGTTGGAGGCGTCAACCCAGCAAAGCTCATCGACGAACCGCCATCCCCACCTGCGTACGTGGGCGATCGTCAGGTCTTTGACGTACAGGTGCCGCTGACCGTCCTCGCAATGCTCCTTGATGTTGACGAACCATGATCCATCGCTGGCCAGGACTGCTCTGACGTTGGCCTGAATCTCCTCGAACCAGTCGACATAGCCATCCGGCGGTATCGGAGTGAAGCCGCTCGACTCATCGTATGTGCGCTGCGACGCGTACGGCGGGCTTGTGAAGGCGAGGTTGACCCTGACCCCATCCATCAGGCGCTCGATCACGTCGAAGTCGCGACAGTCCCCACAGATGAGCCTGTGGCGTCCGATCCTCCACAAGTCGCCCCGCTTGCTGACTGGATCCGCTGGCGGAGACGGTGGCGCCGCCGGTCCGTCGTCGAGTGCGGGCGGGAGTTCGGTCACCTCGCCTTCGCCGAGGAGTTCGGCCAGATCGTCATCGCTGAATCCGGTCAGGTGCGCCAGTTCGGCGTCAACCTCGGCGATGGAACCCACCAGGGCGGCCAGCTCCCCGGCGTCCCATCCGCCGAGTTCGGTGTATCGGTTGTCAGCGACCAGGTATGCGTCCGCCTCGGCGTCCGACCGTGACGCCCAGCCGCAGACGACCGGGACCATCCACTCGTCGCCCTGGACCTGGATGCCGGCGGGCGGAGACTGTCCGGACTCCCGTAGCGCCGTGAGCGCCTCGAGGCGGCCATGCCCGGCGACCAGTCGTCCGGTGCGCTCGTCGAGCAGGGCTGGCTGCGTGAAGCCGAATCGGCCGATGGATCGGCGTACGCCGTCGATGTCGTGGCGCTTGGGGTTGCTGGTGGCCGAGAGGATGGCCGACAGTGGGCGGTATTCGATGCGTCGGTCGCTCATCGCAGTTTCTCCATGTCGACGCCGTCGACGGTGTAGCGGACGGTAACGCCACCACTGATGTCGGTCTTGACGGGTTCGTTGAGGCCGAACAGGAGTGCCCGTTGCCGGCTGATGGCGGTCAGGACCTTGATGGCCGAGAGGATGGGGCCGTCGTCGACGAGTGGGACGTCTCTTCCTGCGTCGGGATCTGGGATGGTGACGATTTCTCCACTGGAGACGACGTAATGACGGCGGGCCATGACGGCGAGGGCGACGCGTTCGAGTCGATCGAGCTTGTCTGACTCGATCATGCGTCGGAGGTCGACGGCTACGGCTGGCCGCTCCGCGTTGGCCTTCTTGAGCTGCTGGCTGACGGCGGCTTGCGTTATGCCGTAGTGCTCGGCGATCTGTTGCTGTGAGTGACCGTTGACGATCATGCGCATCATTTCGGCGCGTCGTTCGGCCATAAGCGCACGCTGCCGTGATCTTGACGTTTTGTCCTGATCTGTCACGGCACCCCGCCTTATATAAGCGCCCTGTATAAGGCTGCGTATAAGGTGGATCATAGGCCGTCATGATCGCCAGACGCCACGCCGCGCGTAAGATAATGACGGTTATCCAACGCGATCGGTTACGCTCCGAAACGCCGGCGGCTACTGTCCGACGACGTGAGCAGGGCCGATCCGGGGCCGTTATGGTGACGGGATGAGTGTCGACAGGTCCGCGCAGTCCAATGATCAGCAGCCCTACGCCAACGGCACGGTGACTTGGCGGGACGGTGGGCTAACGCCACTCGTGGAGCGCGACTCGACGACACTGCCGACCCTCATGACAGTCGAGCTGCTGCGAAGCAAGTTTGTGGTGGTTGCCCATGGAGACACGGTTTGCCTTGGCGTAGACAAAAGCGAGTCCCCGGTGCTCTACCGGATCACCGGATGGGATTCGGCGATGAAGGCGTTCATTCTCCACCCAGTCGCGCATGACGAGGACGAAGCCGCCAGGTTCTGATTCCGACTCGACCCGTGGCGAGCGCACGACCTCGACACAGCCAAGGCCGCCGACGACCTCCAGGATGTCCGGATCAGCGAACATCTCGACGTAGGCCATCACTGGCTGTCCACCCTGGACGTCGATGACGATCCGCCTCGTCATCTTGGGATCGACGCCGAGCTTGTCACAGATATCGCGCAATGGGGACAGGGCTTGCTTACTCATCGTGCATGCCTTCCGCTAGGTCAAGCGTCCGTTCCATGTCCCGCACGGGCCACCGTCGCACCAACCACCGCATCCACCAGGCCGAGCGGTGCTGCCTCGGTGAGCGTCTGGTTGACGGTGATGATCCCGAGCGGTACAGCCGCGTCTCTGCTGGCGACGTCGGGCAGGCTGCACGCATCTCGATCCATCCGGCCATGATGGCACAGCGGCGTGTGGCGCAAGCCAATCAAGCCTGACCGTTGGCGCCAGCGCGGACGATGCCAACGCGACTTGCCGCCATGATCCGCCTGTGTCAGGGTCGCACGCCGGGCCAATCCCTGCGGGAGAGCCTGATCGTGCGGACGATCTTCACCGACCCGTCCGCCTCGCTAACGATCCTTATTCCGCTAGGGCCGGTGGCGTACTCGGTCACGGTTACCGTGTCGCCTGAGGGAGTGCTTTCGACCTCGACACGGCACACGCGCTTCGGGTCGACGTCGATGCCCCTGAGCCAGTCGCACCAGGAGTCCCGCCGCGAGCAGTGTGGACATGCGCCGAGTGTAGTGGTGCGGCTTGCGGCGGCATCTCCGAATGTTGGTGGCACCAACATTGACCGCCGCACAATCATCATGCCCACCGATATAACGCGCTGTATACTGTCCACTGACAAGGGAGGTGGAGAGGATGGCGAGAGCGCGCAGGCGGCAGTACATGCCAACGCTGACCGTACGTCAGCACCCCTACACCGAGTCAGTGACGGTCGTGGGATGCTGCGCCCAATGTGGACTGCCAGAGGCCAACCGGGTACACACGGTCGTGTCGGCGTGGGATGTGGCGCAGCTTGCGGCAGGGGAAGCGGCATAGGCTCCCAGTGTGCCGTGAAGACAATGGTCAGGATGACTGGCGCGTGACGGCGGCCAGGCCGACGGCGCAATCCTTGGCCTCGCGAAGTTTGCGCAGCGCCACGACCAACTCCGGGTCGTCCGGGAGTGCCTGGAGCAGACCCTCGGCGAGACGGGCGAACTCTGCCGACAGTGCCCGCACCTGCGGGTCGCGCAGATGCTCGAACTCCATGAACCGCAGGATGCCGGTAACAGACGGGTGGCGGTCGGAGAACTGGGCGAAGAACTTGGTCACGATTGCAGCATATCTGTCAACAATCGGGCCGCGTGACGCCCAGGCCGCACCAGCCCGGGCGTCACGCTCGATACGGATCCGGCCGGCGTCTGCCAGACCCGCACCACCCATCGGTGGGCGACAGAGCCGGCTCGTCGGGATGCCGGATCCCGCCAGCACAAACGGCCCACACCGATAGTGGCGCCGGGTGCGGCCGGGGCTGACATCCACTCTGAGCGTCGCCCAAATTGGTATGTGTGTCTGGATGGATTCGAACCACCAACCTCCGGCGCGAAGACCGTCGCTCTGCCGTTGAGCTACAGACATCGCCAGGTGATCAGTCCTGGCGGAGCGGCTTCGCCAGCGGTGATCAGCCGCAGGTTGCCACCCGTGGCTCCGGCGGGATTCGAACCCGCGTCTCCCGATCCTGCTCGGGCGCCCTACCTCGGACTACCTCGTGCGGCGTGGTGCGTCCTCTGGGCTACGGTGCCAGCGATGGCCATGTGCTTGTTAGCCCGGCCACCAGGGCTATCGCGTCCCGCTCCATGCGGTGCTGGGGGCGGATCGGCCGCGTCGTGGCGAGGACGGGATTTGAACCCGTGACCTCTGGGTTATGGGCCCAGCGAGCTACCGAGCTGCTCTACCTCGCGTCGCACCGCTCAGCCCCATGTCGCTGAGCGGCGGTGGCCATCATACCGGCGCGGCAGTCTCGGCGAAGAGGTCCAGCTGACCCGACACGGTCGGCTCTGGTCGTCGGGGAGCGACAAGCGCCCCGGATCCCGCCACGACAAGCCCGGCCAGCAGGGCATGCCACCGTCCCCCGCAGGGGCATGCGCACTGCGCCGTCTCACTGCCCGATGCGGTCAGGCAGCGGGACGAGCATCCCCCTGCGGCGAGGAGCTGGCGGACGGTCAGGTCAGGCATTCGGTCAGTCTCCACCGCTTCGGTTCGTCGAGACCCCGGCCGCCGCGAGGTCGACGACGACGAATCCATAGTCGTCGTCCGGCAGTTCGACGGCGACGACGAGCATGCCGTCGTGTGATCGCACGACTTGCCCCGTGATGTGGACTGTGACCTGTGACCCTGGCGGATACTCGCGGTCGTCGGGCAGGCCGAAGACCGCGTCGAAGGGGTCAGTCATCGGTGGATTCGGCAGAGTCCTCGCAGATGCGTCTGATCTGCTCTCTCGTCAGACCGGCCGCCTTGACGAGGTCGACCTGACGCACACCACGGAGCTTGTCCTCGCGGATGAGGTCGACCAGGTTCGCGCGGACCTCCTTGAGCTGAGTCTCCAGGCGGCCTCTGCGAGCCGCGAGTCGAGCGATCTCCGGGTTTGGTTCCATGCCTCATTGTTGCATACCGTCTAGGCCACTTGCCAATGCCACATGACGTGGCCTACACTATTGGCATGACGCAGACGACCACAGCCCGCAAGGCCATCGCTGGCCAGGCAGACATCCGCCTGACCACCACGGTCACCGGGGTGTACGTCGTCACCATCGCCTACGCCAGCACCGGCCAGGTCGTTCACACCTGGGCGACCGACAGCGCCAGCGACGCGGAGACCGGCTTTCTCCGCCGGGTATACGCCTTCGGGCGCGGCCTGACGATCGACGCAGCGCTCGACCTCATGGGTCAGGGCGGTGTCACGCCGTCCGCGTCGACCGAGACCGCCGATGAGCCGGTCGTCATCCTCGCCCCTGCGTCGAAGGGGCAGCAGACGGCGATGTCCAGGGCTCAGGCCCACGTCATCGCCGAGGCGACCGCTGGCTACATCCGGCGGGGGCGCGGCTTCGGCGCCGCGAGCATCGCCCAGTTGAAGGCCATGGCGAAGCGTGACTTCGTCCGGCTGGACGTACGTGCTGTCGGTGGCCGCCAGTTCATCGAGGGCGGCACCGTCACCACCTGGGGTCAGCGACGCGCCGATGAGGTCATGGCCACCACCTGACGTGCTGCGGGGCCGGCGGCGTGATCAGATCCCCGGCGGCTCCGCAGCGATCAACCCGACCGACACCATCCTTGAGGAGACGCCACGATGGACCCGATCCGCATCCCGGCCACGCAGGTCCTCCCCGGTCACACCGTGTTCTTGCGGTACGGCCGTGACCTCCTGGTCGACGTCGACCAGGTGTTCGCCGAGCACACCGACACGCACCCTGTGCCGGGCGATTGCCGGGGCACGGTGATCCGGCTGGTTGGTGCGGTGCGCTACCCGCAGTGCGACACAGCGCACGACTACACCGCCACCAGCAGACACAGGACCACCACCAGGCTCACCGTGGTGGCCGACCGGAATGAACCGATCGGCCACCGGGACGGGTGGAACGACCTCACCAGGATCGTTCGCCACTACGACCGGGACAGGCGGATGCACATGGTGTGGACCCTCGACAACGACGAGCCGATCGGCCATGGCGGCAGGTTCGTTGGCACGATCTTCCGCGTCCCGCATGACGGCGGCGCCTGGTGGTGGCATGTCGACTGTGGGCGCGGCGGGCGCCAGATCGGGAACTACATCGACGTCGAGGCCTCGCTGCTGGCTGCTGGCGTCGAGAGGGACGGCTCCCGGTGATCAGCAAACGGTTCAGTGGCGTTGTGGTCGGTGACTTCGTCCGGCTGCGGGGTGGACGGCTGAACGCACACCTGACCGACCGGTGGCACCGGATCGTCACGGTCGACCGCGACGCCATCACCATGATCGACCGGCGCGGGACGACGCGCCGGATCAGCTTCGAGTTCTCGCGCGGTGTCCGGTTCCACGTATGGGAGCCGGGCGATGACCGTAACGACCAGGCATGAGAGGACAGACCATGACGGAAGCATTCCTTGACCCGGCGCGCACCGTACGCGCATTCAAGATCCACCTGACCGCCGGCGGGAAGCGGGTCGGACACGTCCCGTTCGAGCGCGACGGCGCCAACCGCGCCGTCTTCGAGTGGCACACCGACACGCAGGCGCTCAACCACGCGATCAGCGCCGCGCTCAAGGCCGGACTCGGCCAGTGTCGCGAGAGGATCGACGACTACAAGATCGACGTGACGTACATGGATCCCGTCTACGACCCGGATCGCGACCTGTACGTCGATCCGGTGACCGGGGTGGAGGATTCCGGGTGCCGCGCGAAGCGGCTGGTCGAGGAGTCGAGCCCGACCGCGTTCTGGGGTGACTGACCACCCCACGTTCGGACCAGGGCGCTCCTTCGGGGGCGCCTTCGCCGTGTGCCGATCATCCGACCAGACCGGCACCGATCAAGCGACCCGCTACGTGTGATATCGGTGCGCACCTCGCCACACCGTGTCACCATGCCGACGTGACCTCCACGCGTCGTAACCTGATCATCGTCATTGCCGGGCTCGTCGCCGCTGTCCTCATCGTCGGCGGAACCCTCGTAGCGGCCGATGTGGTCGGCCTCGCCATCCGTACCGCCACCGGACATCCATCCGCCACCCCATCCCAGCTCGGCGAGGTGGAGTCGATCGCCCAGTTGCGGCGGGAGCTGACCAGTCGGGGCCTGCCGGAGTGCGGCGGGTATGAGGCGATCGACTCGCCCACCGGATCGCGGGAGCGCGGGCGCTGCTGGGTTGGCACGGCAGAGATCGTGATCGGGGTGTACGTCGACCACGCGTCCGCTGCTGCCCAGTGGGACCGGAAGGCCACCCTCCTGGAGGGTGTCACCGATCTGTGCATGGCCACCGGTACCAACTGGACGGTTGACGGCGATGACTGCGGATACGTGCGCAGGGCTGCCGAGGTGACCGGAGCCCGGTACCAGCAGCAGCCCTGAAACGCAGCCTGATCAATCTCTCGGCTCGACGACGATCCATGCGTCGTACTCCGGATAGATCATCTCGTGGGGGTTGAAGTGCTCGTCGAAGTCGAGCTTGACCTTCACCGGAATCTCAAACTCGCCACCGCTGTCATGCCTGCCACTTCTGATCTCAACCCCGTTGAGGTCACCGAAGATCAGGTCGCAGCCATCCGGAATCAGATCATCAACCCCGGCGCAGCAGTAGGAGCAGCCGAGTTCGACCCCATCCCATTCCTCGGCGGGCGCTTCACCACTCAGCACCCACAGATGACCACCGTGACGCTCCACGCAGGAGTGCATCTCCCCTTGGCGCCACGCCTCATCCATCTCCAACTCTTCCGCGTTGGGTTCTGAGGCTGATGGATCGATCAGATCGAAGCTGATCACAGCGATCTCCAGGCGACCGACCAGCCCGGAACATCGCCCGTGGTGACCAGTTCGGCCATGGCCCTGATCTCGCTGACGTAGTCAGGATCCACGGGGCCGGTGACATCCAACGCGCCAGCGATCAGGCCTCGGACACGCCGGTGACCAGCTCGCCATCCTCGGTGATCACGATGTACTTCATGGTGTCTCTATCCAGTCCAAGGTGCTGTTTCACTTCGAGCTGAAGAGGTCCAGTTGCTCATCTGCGGCCTGTGCGGCCGCTACCGCCGCTCTCGCCTTGATGGTTGGCTCCACCGGCGGAATGTCCTCATCACCACTTCGGCGTTTCCTGGTCGATCGTGTCGACCCCCGAACGCCCGCCCGACCGCCCTGGTCGGCGAGGGCGCGCCGTAGCGCCTCGTACTCCCCGTACCCGCCATCGGAGACGGCCACGGCGAACGCGTCGAGGACGGGTATCCCCTCAGGGGTAACCATCGTCTCGATGGCCGGCACATTCTCCATCACGAATGTGTGCGGCATGATCTCCGTGATCAGTCGGGCGTACTCGAACACCAGGCTGTTGCGGGGGTCCATGACGTTCCGGCGTCCGGCCATGCTGAATCCCTGGCAGGGCGGTCCGCCGATCATCACGGCGACCTCCCCGACATCCATGCCGATGGCGTTCAGGATCTCGGCACCGGTCAGGTTGCGGATGTCGGCGAGCCAGAAGTGTTCGCAGGCATGCCGCTGAGCATCGGCGTCCATGGTGGATATCCACCCCTCACCGACGGTCATGCCGCCGCGAATGAGCGGCCCCACCTGGCCGCGCGGTGCTGATGCCGAGGCGGCGTTGCCCTTGCGCCGCTTGAGGCCCATGTGGACCTCGCACGCCTCGGCGAACTCCTTCTCTCGCTCCGGAGTGTCGTAGTGGAAGCGGACACCCCCATAGCGGGTATGGCGGCCCAGGTTGATCGTGTATGTAAGGGCTGCGGAGACGTTCATCTCCACGGCGGCGATCATGTGGAATCCGGCCTGGTGGAAGCCCATGGAGAATCCTCCGGCACCGGCGAAGAAGTCGATCCCGACCGGCTTGGTCCGGCGACGTCGGGGTGCTGGCGGGACGAGGAGACCGAGGGGGGATCTGGTCCACCCGTCCTGGCATGGGTCGTCGACGATCATGTCGTTGTCCAATCCAACGCGGGGGCGATATCGATATCGCCCCCGCGTCCATGTCGTCTACTCCGTGTCCACTGGCGGCTGTGGAGCTTTCGGTGACCATCTGGCGTTGTCGCGGAGGCGGTCGCGGTAGGTGGGTGGCACGATGCCCCTGGCCCAGAGGTTTCGGGTCACGGTCACCTCCCCGGTCGGCTGTCCATCGTCATCAAGCCACTCGATGTCATGGCGGCGGCCGCCGAAGCCGTCACCACTTCCTGGTTGCGAGCTGTCCGGCGCGATGGCGTAGCAGTGGTGGTTGATCACGACGGTCTTGCGGCGCCCAGACGTACGCTCGGCTTCCAGTTCGGCGACGATCGGATCCCAGAACCACTCCGACGCGTTGTAGGTTCGCGTGAAGGTGATCTTCAGGCGTTCCGATGTCCGATGACGCCTGCCGTCAAAGGTCGCGGTGACGTGCCAGTAGTCCCACATGCCATCGCCGCGCGGCTTGCTGAAGGCACACAGGCACTTCATGCCGTCCGGCGAGTAGTAGCCGATATCGCGATTGCATCCAGAACCAACGTTCGCGGCACCCCAGTCAAGGATGGCCTTCCACAGGCCGGCCCTGATCTGTTCGGGGGTGACCGTCTTCGGGTCGATCGTCGTGAGGTCTACAGGAATTGCCATGGTTTCTCCCCGGGGAAAATGGCCGACCTGGGGAAGCGCCTAGGTCGGCCATGCTCGTCTCGTCTACTCGATCACTGCCGGCTCGCCCAGAGCGGCGGCAATGGCCTCGACGATGCTTCCTGCGGTCTGGCCGATCTCGGCCTTCGCCGCACTGTCCGCTCGCACGGTCAGCGTGCCCGGCTGACCGCCGGGGACGAACACGAGGCCGGGCACGACCTCGCCGTCGTCGGCGATGAAGACGGCCTCGCCGTCGCTGTCGAGCTGCTTCATCAGAGCTCTCAGATCCGAGTCGCGGATCCGTGTCTCAAGCGCGTGCGGACGACGCTCGGTCGCCCACTTCACCAGGGCGCGCTCGTCCCCGATACGGATCTTCGGCTGGCTGACCGGAAGAATGATCTTGGCAACTCCCGGGATGGTCCACGACGGAGCCGTGCCCTGCTTCGTCAGCTCATCGCGGGCGGCCTGGGCCAGTTGCTCGCGGGCCTCGGCGGCACGCTTGGTGGCGGCCGCCGCGACCTGCTCCCACAGGATGATGTCTCTGGCCAGCTCGGCGCGGGTCGGGGCTGGCGTGGTGCTGGCCTCGGTGATCGCCTGGTCTGTCATGCCGCAACCTCGCGTCCGGCCGCCTCGCGACCCTTGGCCTTGATGAGCTCTCCGAGGATGGTGGGCTCTCCCGTGTCGTCCATGACGGGCGCGGCCAGCAGCCCCAGCTGCTCGACACGCTTGTACAGGGCGAGCAGGTCGGCGCGGGTGGCGTAGCTGTCAACCGCCTTCTCGACCAGGTCGCTGACGCTCGGCCCACCGGCCACACCGTCATCCAGCCACGTCTTGATGGTTTCGGCGAAGTCGCGACCGGGCTTCGGGATGATGGCCCCGGATACGGCCGGACACCGTGACTTCGTGACATTCAGCTCGTTGTCGAGGTCGAGCGAGCCGACGATGTCGAACTCGTATTCGATGCCCTCACGCTGTTCAGCCTTCGTGCCAACTTTGATCATCTGGCGTTTGCCACGCGAGTTCTCGCCCTCGACCCAGTCGGTCTTGACGCGCATCGTGACGATGACGTGCCCGGGGTAGGCGAGCAGGGCGTCAACCATCTGGCGCTCGTAGGGGCGCATCTCCTTCCAGCCGGACATGCCGTGTCCGCCGGAGCGCTTGGCGGCGTGGTCGACCTGTTCGAGCATCCCGCCAGCCCCCATCCAGAAGTGGGAGAGGGAGTCGACGATCACGACGTCGTAGCCCTGCGCACCAGCGGCGGCCAAGGCCTTGACCAGGACGCGGGGGTCATAGTTGGTGAGATTGAGGCGATTGAATGCGAACTGGTCGGCGTACTTGCTGGCCGATCCGTGTTCGGTGTCGATGACGGCTACCCGCTCGCCGAGCGTGGTGGCGATGACCAGCGAGGTCCAGGTCTTCCCGGATCCGGACGGGCCATCCAGGGCGATCCGGGCCTTGGCCTGCGCCTTGGTGGCGGGCTCGAATTCGAACATCAGGTCACTCATCGCACGCCTCCCTGCTGTTTCCCTGCTGCTGCTTCTTGGTGACGTGCACGGTGGACCTACCGCCGACGACCCGGTTCACGCATGGAACGTCAGTGAATTCCAAGGCGTCAAGCAGCTGCTCGTCGTGCTCGCACGGCTCCCCGAAGGGGACGCCCGGGCAGCACCTCTCGCGGGTGTCGATCGCGATGAGCGGCACGGCGCGGACGACCGCCGGCAGGTTCCAGTCGGTTCGAGTGGTCGAGACTGCGACTTCGCATCCGCAGTCTTCGCCCTTGAGGCAGCCGCACGCCTTCGCGGCGCCGGGGATGATCACGGTGCGACTGGCGCGATAGATCGCCTCGGCGCACGCCGCGTTGCCCACGACCATCCCGCCGTTGAGGTGGTACGGGTGCATGTCGCTGTGTGCGTCGAGACGCTGCCCGCAGTGGGCGCACGGGTCCGCCGTGTCGGCGGTGACCCGCTCACCCGCTCGGGGGAGGGTACTCTGTGTCACGTTCGGTGGCCTTCCAGATAGGCGTCGGACGGTTCGGGGTGGATGGTGATGACATCCACCCCGAATGCTTGTGCCAACATCATACCGCCGCTTGGCACACCATGCAATGCGTTTGGCATACCGACACGCTTGTGTTGGCCAACGGTGCATGAGACCATCGCAAGCATGACCGACCAGCTCACCAGGGCCGCCGAGGCGTACCGGGCGGCAGCCAACAAGGACGCCGAGGCCAGAGACGCCCTGGCGGTGGCCAGGAAGCGGCGGGCCGAAACGGCGAGGGCCGTCGAGCGGACGCGCGGGCCGCTCGCCGAAGCGATCATCGCGGCGACACGGGCCGGAGTCCGCCAGCGGGACATCCTGGCCACCATCGGCGGGGTGTACACCAGGGAGCGGATCCGGCAGATCTGCCGGGCAGCAGGAATCGACGCCAACGAGGACCTGTGACATGCCACTCTCCAGCGACAACGACGAATGGACTGGCGATCCGGAAGCCGACCTGGCTACCCTCATCGCCCGAGCACGCGCCTCCATGCCCCGAGTCCCACCCAGATCGCCAGTGAGTGCCCTGCCGTCCGGGTGGGACATGGCTATCACCGCGATCCTTCTCATGGTGATGCTTGGGATCCTCTTCGCCACGGCGGCGGGTGACGCATGACAGACACGCGATAGACATACGTCTCAGCTCCACGTCCGGCATGCCTACTCCCGCAACCTCATGACCGCGTCCCACACGAGCCGCGCCGTGGTCCTGCTCGTGTCGTACCCGGTACACGAGCAGATGCCGACGTGATGGCCGAGGACCGGTCGCAACTCGCACTCGGCGTGGATCGGCATGGTGCCGGGGGCGACCGCGAGTCCACCAGCACCGTCGTCGGCGAGATGGTGGCGGATCCATCCACGGTCATCCTCGGCAATCGGCTCACCACAGCCGTAGCAGATCTCGCCGACCGGGGCGGCGATCTTGATCGCGCCATCGAGCGCGGGAACTCCCCAGGGCGTGCCGAAGTAGCGCGGGGTGTGGTCAGCCATGGCTTGCCTTGTCGCGGGGCGTCTCGGCTCCGCATTCCAGGCAGGCGTAGCCAGCGGGCGGCACGCCATGACAGGCGGCGCAGGCGGACTGCTGGGTGAGCGCCCAGGGGTCGTCGATGCCGAGGGCGGCGGCGAGGGCTGCGAGGTCATCGACGGTGACGTGCGCACGTCGACCATTCTCGATTTTCGCGACGGTCTGGCGGGTCCAGGCCACGCCAGCCGCATTGATGGCGGCTGCGAACTCCTCGGCGGTCTGTCCTCGTATCTGGCGCAGTCGACGGATGTTGGCTGCGACAACCGACGACAAGGAATGCTCAGTCATGACCCTTCGGCCTTTCGTCTGCGGACGCCTGCTCGCCGCGCTTGATGGTTACCGGGAAATGCTTTCGCAGATCGGCCAGTATCGCGGACTCGGTACGCCCCCCGATGATCCAGATCCGCATTGGAGGGAGTCCCAGTTTCTCGGTCTCGATCACAATGGGTTCGTCGGCCATGAGTCGCGCCATGTTCTCGCCGCTCAGCCCGAGGATGAGTGCGGGCAGCCCTTCCGTGGTCTTCCCGGTCGCCTTTGGGTCGAAGTCTTGATGTCCGCAGTCGCAGGCGTATCCGGCGATGGCGTGGTGGCCACAGTGAGGGCAGCGGCGGAGCACGGCTAAGGGGTCAGGGCTGCCGCAAGCAGCGCATTCGAAGGAGAGGCACTGGCTCACCATCGGGGCCTCCGCCTGGTCGTTCCCCCTGGCGAGCCCCACATGATCGACAGTGCCGGATATCCGGGACGTCCGCTCAGTCTGGGAAGGCCGATGGCGACCCCGATGAGGCACCCCGGATAGGTGTTCCATGTGATCCAGCGTCGGTCGGTGGTCCGGTAGCGGACGATTCGAGGCCGACGCCACTCGAACCGAAACCAGGCTGGTGGACCGCCGGGGATCGGTTGACGCCAACTGCCCCAGCCATGGACGATCACCTGTCCGCCTCCGCCTGATCGAGTTCGCTCGCCATCTCCAGATCTGCCGGATCAACCCTGACCACGAAGTGCTCCCGCCGCGACCGGTCATGCTTGCGGCGGTATCGGGCGACGATCCGACCCGACTTGCGTCGTGCCCGCTCGCGACTGCCCCACGAGTACCAGGTGCCGCAGTCCATGCTCGGCCACGAGCCCACCGGTACCAGCAGCGTGATCTCCCATCGCCAGCGGCCGACCCGCTTGACGTCCGCGTATGCCCTGTTGTGCTGCATCACCTCGGGAGCCAACTCAGTCATGGTCACCACCTGGACACGTCATGCCGTATGGCACGGTCAGGCTCATGCCCTCGGTCGGCTCGCCGTGGATCACCGCGAGGATGATCCGCAGAGCGTCCACGATGGGCCCCTGAAGGTCGGTGAGGTCATCGTCGACACGCGGTTTCATCCCCCTGGTCCGCGTGGCGAGCCGGAAGACCCCACCAGGCAGGGCGGCGAGCAGGATCCGCCGCTCCACGGAGCCCGGGATGTCGGCCAGGCTGCGGGGGTCGGCCTCGCGCTCCTCCGGGGTCATGGTGTCGTTGCCCCACGTCTCGACCAGGAGGGCGATCCCGAGTAGCGCCGGCTGACGGAGAACCTCCAGGATGGCGACGGCCGACGGGTGTGGCGGATCCACGATGTTGTACGCGAGGTTGAACAGGGCGTGCGGCGGCCTCGGATGCAGGGCGCCCGAGGGCATGCAGGGGGTTGCCCCGTACCCCTCCAGGCGGATGGTTGGCCCGAAGGAGCAGCGATGGTAGACGTCGGCGGTCTGCTGGTCCGTGGCGTCATACAGCGTGTACAGCTCGGGCTGTCCATCCCATCCGCGACGGTGGGCGTCGCGGTCAGACATGACCGTCTCCTCCGATGGGGATGAGGGCATACACCCTGCGGTTCGGTGACATGCGGTTGTTGCGCTCGTCAACGCCCCGCATCCGCCGGATGGCCGCTTCGGCATCCTCGGCGGTCCGGTACACGGCCTGTGATCCATCAGCGACCACGTAGCCGACAGCGATCGACCGCTGCGGGGACCGCTGGTCGGCGGTCAGGATCCCCCGCTCGTAGGCCCTGGCGATCGCGTGAGCCCGGTCGCGGGCGTCGAGCCGGCGGTACATCCGCCGAGCGTGGGTCTTGACGGTGTCCTCCGAGATGAACAGTTCCCGGGCAATCTCCGAGTTGCTCCTGCCGGCCGCCATGCCGCGTAGGACGTTGAGCTGACACTCGGTCAGCTCCCCTGGTGGGGCGTACCGGACCTTGTCCCGGTTGGGCTCATAGACCCCGGCTTCCTTGAGGCTGTTGCGGATCGTCCGACTGGATACTCCGTGCAGGTGTGCGAGATTCGTGACGGTGACCCCGTCCTGGTAGGAGGCGATGACCTCGGGTAGTTGGTCGTCGTTGAGAGTGGCCATCACTCGTCGCCCCCGTTGACGGTGTCCTCCGAGATGAACAGTTCCCGGGCAATCTCCGAGTTGGTCTTGCCGTCGGCCATGAGGTCACTCGCCATCGTCGACTCCCGCCATGAGGACGGCGTACACGACACGTCGGGGCTGCTGACCGGTGGTGTTGACCCGCTCGGCGTCGGCTGCCGCGGCCCGCCAGGTGCGGCGGATGCTGCCGACGGGGATGGCGCACCAGCCGAACACCTTCGGTGACGGCACTCCGGGCCGCACCTCGGCGTTCGGAGTGGTATCGACATGGCGCTCCACGGTGAGGATTCCCCGCTGGTAGGCGGCGGCGATGGCGCGGGTGCGGCTGCGTCGCGCGGGGGGTATCCCCAGGATCTCGTAGATCCTCTTCATCGCCGATTTGATCGTGTCGACCGGCATGCTGAGGTCGACCGAGATCTGGCGGTCGGTTCGCCCGTTGGCCACGAGTTCGAGCAGCGCCCGATCACGGTTAGTGATCACATACTGCCGGGGCCGCTCTTTCGGGTAGATGCCAGCCTGATGGAGATGATTACGGACCGTGCGGCGAGCCAGACCGTGATGGGCGGCGAGGTCGCTGATGGTGACCCCATCCAGCCACTCTGACACCATCTCCGCACGTAGCCCGGTGGTGACCCTGCCCATCAGTCGTCACCCCAGTCGGACGGGTCGTCGTCGCCCTGGTCGTCGTCATCCTCGGCGGGATCGCTGTCACACCGACTGCCGGCCAGGCAGCCGGCGCAGTAGCAAGACTCGCGGCGGGTCAGCTCCTCCTGGGCCGCCACCTCCAGCATTCCGGCGGCGGTGAGGACCTGCTCCAGGATCACGCTGGCAAGGCCGGCGGCGGCGTCTTCCAGGGCGATGGCGTCACCGGTGAGGGCGGCCTGGTAGGCGGCGACCCACAGGTGCGCCGTTGGTGATGCCTGGCCGCGTCGGGCGGGGGTGGCGACGAGGCCGCTGGGTGGCGCGTCGGGGCGGACCACCTCGGTACGGGCGGGGGGGCGGTCAGCCATGGCGAACCGCCAGGTTATCCGTACGGCCGATGCCGTGCTGACCTCGCGCACTGGACGAGATCTCATCTGTCTGGTCAATCATGTGTGCTCCTAGATCGTTCCCGCCGCGCCGAAATCGGGCAGCACCGGCTGCCCGTCGAGCCGTCCCCACAGGTGCAGGCAGTGCTCATGGAGGTTGATGTGGGCCGAGGGTGGCGCGAACACCTGATAGGCCCAACCGTCGCCGAAGACGGCCCGGTGCATGAGCACCAGGTCGTCGTAGTCGGGGACCCGTCCGGCGCGGGACATCGACGCGTGGATCCACTCCGCGTCGTCATAAGGGGCGCAGGAGGCGATGATCCGCGCGGACCGGTCGCGGCGGTCGAAGTACCAACCGTCCTCGCCGTACCTGGACGGTGGCCACCAGTCGCGGCCAAGGATCTGGCGCACCCGGACGGCATCGATGTTGGTTGGTGGGCGGCGGTCGCTCATCGTCGTCCCCCTTTCTTGCGGATCTCGTAACGGATGCCGGACCCACCGGCCAGGAGCAGGTCGGACAGGGTCATGAGTGAGGCGTCGAGGGCTGCCATGATCCAGGTGCGGTACCACCGCGCGGCGACCTCGGTCGCGGGTGGCTGCGGCACCATCCACACCCGCCAGCGGCGGGTCAGGGGGTTGCGCGGGGGGCCGAGGATCACCGCGGCCTCCCAGTGGGGACGACGACGCGGTCGACCAGCTGCTCAGTCCCCACGCAGCCCACCCACCCCATACCTGGTCAGTGCGTACACGGCGATGGTCGCCTGGGCCCCCGAGCGCCGGGTGGCCGAATTGGCGCGGGTGGCGATGCGGGCGGCGGCGTCCGGGACGGGATGGACCTCGTCGAAGGCGATCGCCGCGTATCCGCAGGGCGCTCCTGGCCCGCCGGGAGGGGTGCCGAGGATGCCCCTGATGTGGGCGAGGTGGACGGCGTGGGGCCGCCCGTGCGCGCCGAGCTTGACCGACAGGTGGACGAGATGGCAGGCCACCGTGCCGAGGCTGAGGTGCAGCTGGGCGACGATGGCCGCCGTGGACTTCCCCTCGGCGACCAGGCGCAGGATCTCAATCTCGCGGGCGGTCAGTGGATCGCCCTGGCGGGGCTTGGACGGATTACCCACGGATCGCCGCCAGGAGCTTGTCACGGTCGGCCGCGAGGAGAGTCCTGGGTGGCGAAGCGGGCGCGTCACAGGACGGTGGGATGGTCGCGATGTGGGTGACCGGAGTCAGGTGGGGTGTCCGGGGCGGAGCTGGCCGCACCCCGCTGCGGATTTGGGCGCGGCACAGGTGGCTGCGGACGGTGGTGATGGCGAGGCCCAGGTCCTGGGCGATCTGGGCGACACCACGTCCGGCGTCCGATAGTGCCATGATCTGCTCCTGGCGGCGGGTGAGCGGTGCTTTCACCGGGCACCCCCGCCGCGGCGGATCCTGGTCGTGGGTGCGGCGCGGTGCTGGGCCAGGGGTGGCGCTTGGGTGCGGTAGCCGTCCGGGGTGTAGCGGCGGGGCGTGGTGGGCTTGGCGGTGCGTACGGCCACCAGGAGCCATAGGGCGCCGAGGATGACGGCCAGGGCGGCGAGGACGATTCCGCCGACGATGAGCGGGTGCGACACGGGTACCTCCAGTGTGGACGGCGCGATGATCATCGCTGGACCTCCTTGACGACGTCGATGTCGTCGAGCCGCTGCATGCGGCCAAGGATCTTGGCGTCGCCGTATTCGGCGCAGTGGTGGGCCGCGAGGACATCCACCGGAAGACGCTTGACGCCAACCATGTCGATGAACACGCCGAGGCCCCGGGAGAAACCGAACGCGTCGCCAGGGCTGAGGGACGCGGGGGCGACTGGGGTGGGCTCCATGCTGCGGTAGCGGCCGTTCTGCAGAAGGCCACGGATGATCGATCTGTGGCAGTACCGGCAGGTCTCGCGCCGGATGGGAGCCTTGCGCCCGGGGGTTGGCATCAGCACCCACCACCCTTGAGGATTCCCTGGCAGACGTGGCAGTAGTCGACGTCGCGGTTCGGGTACGGGCAGTCGGGGTGATGGCCCCGGATGCCGTGCCGGATCGGCGCCGAGGTGAGGGGGCGCAGTGGGATGACCTCGGCCAGGCGTCCGGGTTCGCGGACCGCCGCGGCGGGCTCCTCGCCCCAGTCCTCCGGCCAGATGCGGCGTGCGGCGAGACTCACGACTCGACCACCCTCAAGAGCGCACCGACAGGAGCGGGCTCGCAGCTTGGGGCCGGACCCTTCCCGGCGAGGAATGCCCTCAGCGCGCTCCTGGCGGCTTTGGCCTGCTCGGGGGTGACCGGTGGTGCCTGCTCGGCGCCTTCGTCCTCCTCGCGCATTTTCGCGGCGAGGAGAGCCCTGCGCTCGGTCGCCTTCGTCGCTCGCTGGCGGTCTTCGCGGACCTCGGCGAGAACCGCGGCGAGGTCGCCCTGGCGATGCATGGTCCGGATGTAGCCGCCCGGATTGGTGGGACGGTGACGGGTCATGATCTTTTCAATGACGAAGTCTGCCTCATCATCATCAGCTCCGGTCAGAGTCGTCACGAGGCGGACGTCTCGCGCATCCGCGTGCGCGCGTTGATGATGATCCTTTCCCTGTTCCCTGATCCCTGATCCTTGATCAGGGGGGAGGATTTCGTGAGTCCTCCGGAGGATTTCCGGAGTGGTGTGGGCATATGTGTTTGCGCAGGCCAGCTGTGGTGGAGGCTGATTTTCGTGGTTGGTGGGTGGTGGAGACTCCTGCCGACCGCCGGAATCCTCTGGAGGTCTCCGGAGACTCTCCGGAGGATTTCCGGAGGACTCTGGAGGGTCGTCCTGGGGGTGTCCGTCGGGCGCGTCCGGCGGTGCCGGGATGCGGCTCTTCGACGGGTGGCTCACCTTCTGGTGCTCGGCCCATCCGGTGACCGCGAGGTAGGTTCTCCTGCCCGCCCGGTAGCGGACGATGAGACCCGCCTCGGCCAGCTCGGCGAGGTCCTCCTCAACATCGGAGGCGACCCGGTCATCCAGCGGCCAGAGGGCGGCCTTGACGAGCCGGGCGTCGTCGACACAGCGCCCGTAGTCGTCGACATGGGTCCACAGGCCCACGAACGTCAGCCGCGTCTCAATGCGCAGGCTGGCGACCGTGAGGCTCGTGAAGAACTCAGGCTTGATCGTTCGAATGCGCGCCATCAGACATCCCCCGCCAGGGCGATGGATGACGTGGAAACGGCACGCTCCGTACGAGCGTGCCGGCGGTCTGGCATCATGAGAGCCAGGTCCTCTCCGGTGTGGTCGGATGAGGGCATCAGGCCGGTGAAGCGCGCCAACGCTTTGCCGGCCGCCCTGTTTGTCGCCCTGATCATACCTCGTGGGCTCATATTCCCCGTGCTCACTCGGGCCATGTCGCCACCCATTGATTCGAAGTGACATTCGCATTCATGTACAGCAATCCTCGAAAGCCTCCGACCCAATCGAGCCGGAGGCTTTCCTCAACAGCAATCAGTTCTCGTCGATCCCAGCGGCACTGAGCAGGGCTTTGAGCCTGGCAACCTCGTCCAGGATGGTCGGACAAGGAAAGACGACGTCGCTGAATTCCTGATACCGCTGCCCGGTCATCGGATTGACGTGCTCACTGAAGAGATCACCACCGAGAGTGGCATCGGAGACAATGTCCCGAGCGTCATCCTCATCGTAAAGACCAGCCTCGGCGGAATGGGGAGTAAAGCCCTGCTGATCGGGCCGCCACCACATGCCGTGCTCGTTTGACCAGATCATGACTTTCATGACGCACCTCCATGATCAGAAGGCTGCTGGTGGGCCCCCATCTCCGTCAGGCAAGCAAGGGCCTCAGTCAATTGGCCGCGCACCTCGGCCAGCTCGGAGCGCATCCGGTTGTACTGCCGCTCCACGGCCCGCGCGTGTTCCCCAATCTGGCGCTGCAACCCCACCTCGCGCGCCAGATACTCGACGTCGGCCATGACCTCGGGCGCCGGAATGATCACCTCGTCGACCTCCCGGTACCTCATGCCGCTGACCGGATCGACGCGATCATGGGTGAGCTCGCCGTCGCAGGTGGCCTTCGCCACGATCCGTTGGGCTTCATTGAGCCCGTACTTCCCCGCCTCGGACAGGTGAGCGGTGTAGCCGCGCTCGTTCGGACGCCACCACTTGCCATGCTGGTTCGACCAGATCAGGACCCACATGAGACGGCCTCCTCGTACAAGTCGGACGAGTAGACCTTGGCCCGCTCACGCCCGTCGGTGATCTTCTCCGCCCAGTAGTCCGGGTTGATCCGCGCGAGGTTCCAACCCGCGCTTGGTCGGAAGAACTCGAACATGTTCGGCAGGCGGCGGAACGTGAACCCGTCGCGATTTCCCCCGATGTGCAGGTGACCGGGCCAGGTGATGACGTCGAAGTGGCCGATCTCCGTGTTCGGCCGCTGGCACCGCAGGTGCCGGTACAGCCCGTCGTCGTGGAGGATCGTCAGCTGGTGCTCGGCGACGTCGCGGTCGAAGGTGGTCTTCAGGTAGTCGGGATAGGTGGGCCGAGTCATGCCGCCACCTCCCGCTCCGCGTCGCAGCGATGCCCTGCGACCTGGTCGCACAGCTCTGACCACTTGGTGGCTGACGGGCCGAGGATGCCGGACGTCCGGACCGCAAGAGCCTCATCAGTCTTGGCGCACGCGACAGTGACGGTTGCGCCGTACTCATCCACGCTCACCAGCACTGTCGGATCGCACACGGCCACCATCTGCGGCCAGTCGGCCCGGGCGTGCCCGTGGGCCGCTGACTCCTCCTGCTCCGGCGTGAGCGGCCTGAGCGGGTACGCCTTCGGCTTCCATCCGGCGGCCCGCAGCTGTCGCGCGTCAGCCTCGGCAAGGTCGGCGCGGCGCTCCTGGACGCGACACTGACGGATAGCCTCAGCGGCGGCCTCGTGGGCGCGGACAGCCTCCGCGCGGGCCTCGGCCACCAGTGCGGCGGAGGCCTCCCGCTCACGCTGGATCGCGGGATTGGCCATCACTGCGGCACGGGTTTCGATCAGGTGTTCTATGTTTCTGGTCGTGTCGGCCAGGTTCGCGGCGATCTCGCGTACCGCATCGAGTGGATCGACCACAGTGGTCGACTGATCTATCGATTCATTCATGATCATTTCCTCAGGATTTCTGGTCACGACGCACCACTGCGCCGGGACCTGCGATGGCGTGCGGCATACGGACAGGTGGCGAAATGCGACCGGTACACGGCCCGCGCACCAAACAGGTCGGCGGGATTCGACACGACCTGGGCCAGCGGCCCGGCTGGACTGGAGGTCAGCAGGACGTTGCCGCCCCCGTGGTTGACGTCCACCGGCTCGGCGTCCACCGGCATGCGCCGACCGGACGCCCGTACGGTCGCCCAGATGATCGGGGCCTGGCAGGAGGTGCACCGACTCGTCGGATAGTCGGGTTGGGTCATCGGGTCACCCCCGGCCCACGAGGTTGAGAGCCTGGGTGACGGCGGCGTGCACGTCGGTGGTGGTGCGGCGAGACTCCCGCTCGGCCTTCAGTTGGCGCTCCAGGGTCGCGATCCGCTCAGCCCTAACCTCGGACCGCCGCTGAGTGACCGTGTACAGGGCGACGGCCACGGTCGCCAGGGCGCTCATGGTCGCGGCGACCAGGGCCAGGCCGATCTCGACCGCGAGGTGGTCGCTCATGCCGCCACCTCCCGCCCGTACTGGCATCCGGGGCAGTCGACCCCGTCACCGAGGCATTCACACGGCGGGGCGTCCCGCACCGTGCGCCGGATCTCCTCGGCAACCGGGGGCGGCATAACCCGGCGACCATCGGAGGGTAGGGAGGCGGGATCTCTGCGCCGCTGGGCCTTGGCGCAGTACATCCCGCGATCGGCCACCATCAAGGCATCACGCAGGGTGGTTGAGGGTCTGACGGGGGCAACGCCAACCGAGGCGGACACCTCCACGACCACCCCGCAGGTGAGCATGATTGGCGGCCCCAGGAGGGCATCCACGGACTTCGCCGCGACCATCGGGACGCCCTCGACCACGAGCGCGAACTCATCGCCACCGAGCCGTACGGCGGCGAGGCACCCCTGCGTCAGGGGGAGCCTGACGGCCACGGCCCGCAGGACCTCGTCACCGGCGGCGTGACCGTATGTGTCGTTGACGACCTTGAACCAGTCCAGGTCGACCAGGAGCAGCCCGGTCGCCTCGGCCAGCGGCCAGCGTGTCGTCAGCCACCGCCGGTTGGGGAGTCCGGTCAGATCGTCTCGATACGCCAGACGCTCGGCGTCCTGGCGCAGGAGACGCTCGATCGCGAGCGTCTCCTCGGCGGCCAGGGCGGCATGCTCTGCTGCGGCCAGCTGGGCCCGCACCAGGCGCAGGTCGTCATGTGCGGCCGTCAGGGCGTCCTCGGCCCCAACGAGAGCGACGACCAGATCCGCCCGATCGGTGGCGCCCAGCTCCGCCAGTGCGTCCCGCAGCTGCTCATCCAGCGCGGAGGCGGGAATGGCCGGGGCTGGCAGATTGGCCCATGCCAGCCCCGGCCCGTCCGGCCGTGGCGGGAGGTCGCCACCACAGCCGGATGCACCAGCGTCACGGCGCCGGTGCGGATCCCCGGGAGGCATAGGGGAACACCCCCCCGGGGTTGGTGTGGCCCGCCGGCCGGGCCCTCCCTCCTGGCCGGCGGGAGATGTGGAGGCGTGCGCTGTCATGACGCATCGCCTGGCGTGGTGATCGGCGAGCCATCCGGCCAGCAACGCCGACAGCCGAAGGTCGCGCCGTGGTCGCGGGCGGCCTGGGCTGCGGTCATCCGGATACCTGTGCGCATGGACCGCCCACAGGCGGTCAGCGCAGCGCCAGGTCTGCCGAAGGTGGCGTCCGGATCCCGCCCGTCGGTGGGGCGGTGTGCGGCGATCCCCTTGCGGGTGGTGGCGATCCACGCTGGATCGAACCAACCCGACCCCTCCAGGCCGGAGGGGTCGGCAGTGATCGCAACCCATCCGCGCACTTCGACGACCATGTCAAGCACGTTGGAGTGTCCGGCAGCCCAGCCGGTGCGGTAGTGATCATGCGGACTGGAGCTGCGCACCTTGCTGTATACGTGCGGCCCGATGTCGAGGGCCCGCGCCCAGTCTGCGATGTACTCCGGCCGGTCGGTCTCGACCCGGATCTTGACCTCGTCGCTGTAGTACCCCACTTCGATCTCCATCGGTGACGACAGCCCGTCGCCGACTAGGCGGGCAATGACGCCCCAGATGCCGCGGGCGGGGCTGGCGGGAGACTGCTGATCGGCGTCCGGGGATGCGGCACCCCTGGCGGCCGCACCCCCGGACGTGGCGGACCCATCCGGGACCTGGTCCGCCCTCTCCCCGACAGGTGGGGGAGTCTGATCGGCGGACGGTGACGGGGATGTGACACCGTCCGCCGAGTCTGTGCTGGCCGGGCCGTAGGCGACGACCATGTCGCCCTCGATGACGACCGTGGCGGCATTGATGTACTTGCTCGTCGCGAGCAGCCGCTCGACACGGTCGCGGGTGTTCTCGACCGTGTCATCGCCCAGGGTGCCAATGAGGCACCGCTCGGCGTCCGTGACGACCCACCGAGGCGGGTCGTAGATGTCGTTGCGGATCGCCGTGGCGACGGCGCCGAGGCCGGGAGGTGGGGAGGCCATCACATGCCCTCGATTCGTCCCGAGATGAAACCGAAGTCGGCCTTGATGTCGCCGATCGGGGCCACGGTGGAGGTGCTCCACCGGTAGGTGATGGGGTCCTGGATCTCTCGGCGCACGACCGGGCCGCCGATGAGGTCCGCGAGGCGGCGGGTGGCCGCCAGGGAGGCGTCCTCGTCGGCCTCCCAGTCGCTCTCGTCGTCGACGTACACAGAGGTGCTGCCCCCGACCCGGACGGCCCCGACCTGCGGCGCCTCGGGCCTCTCCAGGAGATCCGCCAGGCGACGCAGGCCTGCGGCAACGCCCGCGTTGGGGTGGACGCTCGCGGCTGGGTACACGGTGACGCTGGCGTTGGTCCCATCGGAGGAGATGTCAATGACGACCTCGCCGGTCGGCGTGCCCTCACCGACCAGCTGCGACACCAACTGGGCCGCGACCGCGTTGGTGTCGTGGATGGGGCGCTCGATGATGCCGATGCGCTGGCCGGCGGGTGCCTCGACATCCCAGGCGCCACGGGCCGGAGCCCACAGCGCGACAGCCAGCGGCGTGCCGAGGGTCCACCGGTTGAGAGCGGCCGCGATGGTGCAGGCCTGCTCCCACCGGGCCAGCAGGTCATCCTCGTCCTCGAAGTCGCCGGAAATATCGGACCAGTAGAGGAGCGTGTCCCTGGAGGGGGTCTCTCCGTAGGGGTGCTCCCCGCGCACGACGGAGATCTCGACATCGACGGTCTCGTCCACCCCGGCAGGGGTGGGGTACCCCTGCCCTGATGTGTCCGTGCAGATTGCCCGCCAGGGGCCGTGCGTGGCGTCCCTGGCTTGAGTGGGATTCATTCCGTATCCTCCTAGGTGCTTGTTTCGTTGTTCGGCATCTCGCCAGGCGCCCCCGTTGACGCGCGGGGGCGCTTTGCTGTCGGGTCCGGCCTGGGTGGATCGCTCCCATCCCAAGCCGGACCGACGTCTATGCGGCGGCCGAGAGTGGCTGTGCGATGAGGTCGCGTGGGTCGACGCCCAGCTCGTGCGCGATCGCTTCGAGATCGCTCAGGCTGATTTCGGCCTTGCCATTGATGCGCACGGTCAGGTACTTGACCGTCCAGCCGAGACGCCTGGCCAGCTCGGTGGCCCTGAGCGGCGGATCCTGGCGCGCCATTTCGACCCTGATGCCGACTCTGGCCAGCTGTACCAAGGTGTGTTCCATGCATCTAGTTTCTTGCCTAGCGGGGAAGACGTCAACCCGTGACAGTAAGCTCATGTCATGGCAAGAAAATTTCGCACCTCATCGGGATGTGCGTCTCACGTAGGGGGTTGCGTACAGCCCGGTCATGGAAGACTCTTGCGGTATGGGCACGCAGGGAACCGCTACGGCAACCACGCTCCAGGCGAGGGTCGCCACTGAGATCCGCGTCGAGCTGGCCAGGCAGAACATCAGGGCGTCTGAGCTGGCGAGACGACTGAACGAGGCGGACAAGTGGGTGAGTATTCGCCTGCGGGGGCTGACGCCGATCACACTGACTGACCTGGAGCGGATCGGCAAGGCTCTCAGGGTGGATCCGGCCGCCCTGCTACCCCGTGGCCGCCCAAACGGGTCGATCGAGAAATACCATGATCTCGCCAGCGAGCCAAATGGCGATGAGATCGCACCGATTGGACGACCACGGTCGGGCACCGGTCGTTACGGCGGCCCTGAAGGGGATCGCCGCCCCCGACCGATAACACAGTCCGTGTACCCACTGTCACGAGCGGTTCCCGTAGCCGCATAGTCGGGCATGGGACTCATCGAGGAGTATCTTGACGAACTTCGGAGCATGGGCCGCTCCGAAGAGACCATCCGTTACACCCGGACCACCCTCCACCAGGCTGACCGCGCCGACCAGTTCGAACTCGGCCTATGCCTGGCCAGTCGCAACGAAGTTCAGGCATGGCTCAGACGCCCCACACGCGGGGGGAAGCGACTCGCCCCCAATACCCTCGCGAACAACTTCGACCGGTTGCGCGGATTCTTTCGCTGGGCCCATGGCCAGGGAAAACTTGATTGGGATCCGATGGCGTCCCTCACCCCACCAGGCAGACCGAAGGGCGTGCCGCGACCGGTCACCGATGACCAACTGGCGCTGATCGTCGCCAGCGTGCGGCACGCGATCCGGATCGCCGCGCTCCTGGCCGCGTGGGAGGGCATGCGCGCCGGAGAGATCGCCCGCATCGATCGAGAGGACATCACCCCGGGTGGGGTGATCGTCTACGGCAAGGGTGGTCGTCAGCGGGTCGTGCCCACCCATCCGCTCGTGGCGGCCGAGGTGGCATCTCTCGCCCCCGGCAATCTCATGGCCCAGCTGGGAGTGCGGCCCGCAGCTCAGGCCGTGACATCCACCAGTGGGTATGAGTTCGGCAAGCTGGGCCTGGACGTCACCTTGCACCAGTTGCGGCACTGGTTCGCCACGACATTGATCAACGCTGGGTGGTCGACCAGGGTCGTGCAGGTCCTCCTCGGGCACGCCTCGGTGGCGACCACGGAGGTGTACACCGAGGTTGCCGGCCACAATCTCGGCCAGGCCGTGGCGGGCCTGCCCAGTCTTGGACTGGACGGACCCGCCACATGATGATCATCTATTGGGTTGGTGTCCGGGTCGCTGGGGTCGCATCCCCAGCAGCTCGGCCGCCGCTGTCTGGTCGAGGTGGCCGGCGTGCAGGAGTCGCCGCACCATCTCGGTCAGGTGTCCGTGATGGTGCGGCCGCGCATGTTCACGCTGCCGCAGCACGTGGACCACCCCGCCGGCCGCCGTGACAGCGGCGGTCAGGGCGTCGTCGTCGAGGGCGGTGATGACCGCCTCGGCGAGGTTGTGACGGATGAGGGCGGCGGCCGCGCGTGGATCCCACGCGTAGGCCACGACCTCGGCGTCGGGGTGATGGCGCAGGACTGCCGCCGTGAGGCGGTGACGGGACTGATGATCGTCGCGGGTAGACGGTGGCATGTGGAGGATCGCTCTCATGCCGTGATCAACGACCGGATAGTTAGGCATGCGAACATTTACGTTCGCGGTGGTACGGCCTACGGGGTCGTACTCACGGGTAGCCTGCGGTCCGACACGCGGTCACCAGCGCCAACAGCTGATCCAACGAAGACAGCGACGCCGACGCCTCGGCATCGGTCATACGGGCAGCGTTCGCGTCGATCACGGCCCGCTCCAGACTCTGGCCAGCGGCGGACACGACAGGGATGGTCGACGCTGCGGCATCATCGCCGATCTTCGTCAGCGTCGCCAGCAGCCAGTCACGGTCCCCGACGACCAGCGGGATCGGGATCAACGGAGACGGATGGATTGGGTGTCCACTGTGGCAGCGACGGCGCAGCGGTCGCGGACGATCCGGACGACGAACATCCGGCGACGCACAGAGCCGCCAGGGAGGCGGCGAGGAGGGAGAGTCGTGTCATGCGGGCAGCGTGACCCCTCAGGGCGAGCAGGACACCACAGTCACCCGTCCGAGGGACGAGTACGGCGGCGCCCAGTCTGCTTGCCAGCCGCGATCTGGGCGGCGGTCTCCCGTGCCACGCCGAAAACCTCGCCGACATCGGCATGGGAGAGGCCTGCGGATCGCAGCCCCAACACAATCTCGCGTCGGAGTTTGACCGCCTCCCGGTGGGTCTCCGTGAGGTCGCGGAGGAGCTTGGCGATTGCCCGGCCGCGCTCCTCCAGGTCCGGGATGGCCTCAATCCGGGCAATGGCAGCCATCAATGCGTCCCTCACAAGATCAGTGTATGGGATCCCGTACTCATGGGCCGGGTTGCCACATTGTGAGGGATCCCTTACAGTTAGGTCAAGTGTGCGAAGGGAGACCACATGAGCGACCACGACGACGACGCATGGACCATCCGTGATCTCAAGGACCGGCTCGACCGAGACGACGTCGACGGCGACACCGAGGCGCTCCGTGCCATCGCCACCCGAATCGAGGCCAGGATCACGACGACCACGGACCCCCGCAGTCTCCTGGTCGATCTGGGCTACACCGTCCATTCAATCCGCGACGCAGTCGACCAGCTCGCAGCGGATCGGGAGGTGGACGACCCAGAGGTCAAGGACACCGTGAAGGAGATCTACAACATCCTCCACGTGGCGTCTGGCCATCTCGCATGGGTCAGCGACTACATCCACTGACCAACCCGGCGGGGCGCATCCCTCAGCGCCCGCCCTGACCTGGAGGACATGATGACCACTGACACCGCCACGGCCGGCGCCGTCGATCGCCTCGCCGGTCTCGTCGGCGCCACCGAAGGCGACCGACGGGCACGCCGACGTCTCCTCGATCGCGCTTCCCGCGTCCTGGCGGCTGACGCCGAGGCGGAGCGGCGGGCACGGTTCGCGATCGCCGAGGCCGAGCAGCGGGCGAAGGCGGTCGAGGCTGACGCCGAGGCGCGCATCCGGGCCGCCGAGGCACGGCTGCATGTGCAGCAGCGTGAGCGGGAGGCCAGCCGGGCGGAGCGGGAGGCGCAGCGCGCAGCGGACGCCGCAGCACGCGAGGACCGCGCCGAGCGCGCAGCGCTGCGCAGCGCCCGCTACGCAGCGGCGCGTGACGCGTGCGGCGCGGCGGCACCAGCAGTGCTGTCCATGCTCGTCTACGGCGCAGCGGTCGCATCCGCCGTCTTCGGACAGGTCACCGTCGCCACCGGCCGCTACGCCTGGCCGATGTGGCGCGGACTGCTGCTTGCGGCATTCATCGAACTCATGGCCCTGGCCATGGCCCTGACCGCCAACCGGCTACGGCTGCGCGGGGAGCGCGCCTTCGCCCCCCGGGTGCTCACGTGGGTGTTCGCGAGCTTCGCAGCGGCCGTCAACGTGTGGGGGCACTGGACAGACCCGCTCATGGCGGCGGGGCTGGGAGCGGCCTCGCTCGGCGGCATCACGCTGTGGGAGATCCGGTCGTCGGCGCGGCACCGGGATGCGCTGCGCGCAGCGGGTCAGCTGGCGGAGCCCATGCCGCGGTTGGGGTGGCGGATGTGGGTGCTGCGCCCGCGCATTGCTGCGGGTGCGTACCGGTTGGCGGTGCGCGCTGCGGTGTCCGATGCCGCTGCGCCACTCATCGCCGAGGCCGAGGCGCAGCGGGTGCTGCGACGCTCCGCGCGGGTGCTGCGCGGCGGCAAGGGTGCTGCGGCGGCGCTTCCCGCTGCGCTCGCAGCATCAGAGGTCGCAGAGGGTGCAGCGGGTGCTGCGGACGCCGATCTGTGGGCGGAGATCGACGCCCGCGACCCGTGGGCCGCAGCGGTGCGGCGCGACGACGACAGCGTGCAGCGGAGCGTCGCAGCATCCGCAGCGCTGCACCCGCAGCAGCTCCGCGCAGCACCGCGCCGGGGAGGGCGCAGCGCGGCGACCGTCCATCCGCTGCGTCCTGTCCGCAGCGCGCAGCGCAGCACCGCGCAGCGTGGCGCGGCACTGACCGACGACCAGATCGCAGCGGCCATCCGTGACGCCGTCGCAGCGGCGCGGCGAGGCGAGGCTGAGATGCCGTCGCAGCGGGAGCTGATCCGGATCGTCGCCACGCAGCACCCGACGGCCCCGGTCGTCGGGCCGCGGCGCATCGACCGGATCGCAGCGGAGATCGCAGCACCCATGTTCGCTGGTGTGGCGTCATGAGGTGTGCCGCCACCCACACCAACATGTCTTACGCAGTGTGACTGTCAGGGGTGACAGGTGTCAGGGGTGACAGTCACCCCTGACAGCCCCGTACACCCCGTCAGACGCCACTAGAAAGCCCATCCGGACACCCCGTCACCCCCGGACACCCGTCAGGGGCGACAGCCACAGAGAGTGAGGTGAGGTCATGACGGCGCCAGCACCAGAGACGCAGGATGTCAGTCAACGGCCGAAGTCGACGACCAAGCGGGCGGGCAAGTGGCGCCCCCGGTGGGAGCACGTCGCCGCGCTCGTCCTCGGGGTCGTCGTCCTGGAGCTCGGACTCGCCGCACTGCTCGGCTCCTGGCGGTGGTGGCTGATCGTGCACGGGATCCTCGCCGTCGCGATCGTCGCCGCCATCGTCGGATGGCGGGAGATGGGCAAGCGGAGTGCCGCCGGTCGACGTCGTCCCGCAGGTAGCGGCACCCCAGGGGCGGGACGTCCGGGGGGCGGTCGCGGACTGCTGCCGTGGTCGCGTCGGCGTGGTCCCACTGGTCGCGGTCGCGCGCCATCCGGTGGTCATCCCAAGCGTGGCCTGTTTGGTCGTCCGCGTCGCGGCGGGGGCGGCGCTCCAGGCGGCGGGCGCGGGTCTGGAGGTCACCCAGGTCGCGGCGGAGGACTCTGGCCGCGTCGCCGCAATGGCCCCTCTGGCGGCGGGGGATCGCCCTGGCCGTGGAGACGGAAACCCCATAACCAGAAGGGCAAGAGCACGAAGGGTGACGCCAGCGATCACGCTCCGAAGCAGAGCGCCGCACGACGCGGGGGCAAGCCGTCGGGCCCAATGCCACCCACCAGCGATGGCAGATCCGGCGCCCAGCCACAGCGCCCGACCGGAAGAAGCGAACAACCGAGGAGGCGGCATACATCGTCGCCGGAAGGAGAGGACACGATGAGGTACGACGAAGACGCCAGCCTGCAACGGTGGGGACGCAACCTCGCCACCGTGGCGCCAGCCCTCCAGGAACTGGCGACCAACGCACGGGTCGCCGAGGACCAGGCCGCCGCAGCGGCTCAGGCCCTCGGACGGATCGCCAGCCAGGGCGACAGCGAACTGCCCGCCGACCATCCCCTGGTCGCCGAGCTGGAGGACATCCAGCGCGAACTCGCGCAGATCAACGCCGAGCCGGTGTCGGCCAGATTCGGCGCGCTCGTGGACCGCGCCGAGGCGCTGACCCGGACATACCGCACCCGCCATGAGGTGGACGAGGAGCGGCTCGCGGGTGGGCGTGGAGGCCGCGCCCGCGAGAAGCGCGCCGACGTGACCACCGCCGAGCAAGACACCTGAGGAGGACGTCATGGATCACCGGGGTCGTATCCCAGTCATCGCGACAGTGGGCTGCCTGGCCGCACTCGGGGCGGCCTTGGTGGTCCGGACCGTGCCCGGCATCCCCTGGTGGGCGCCGGGTGCGGCTGGCGCCATCCTCGGCGCCTTTGCCGGCATCGTCTGCCTGGCCACCCTCATACCCCTGGCCACGGGCCTGCACCGGGTGGTGTGTGTGGCGGCCGTGGGCGCCTGGGCGTCCTGGGCGTCCTGGCACGGCATGACACCCCTGGATGTGGTGTGGCTGCTGCTGGCTGCCGCTGTGCTGGCACTCCTGGCGGTGGCGCTGCCGACCGTGGGTGAGACGGTCGGCCCCGAGGTGGCGCCCCGCGACCGGCGGCCGGATGAGGTGCGCGCCCTGGAGGACCTGCTACGGCGGCTGACCAAGCAGCCGACGATCAGCGTCAGCAGGATCGACCCGTGGGAGCGGCCAAAGGACGGACTTCGCGCCCACGTCGACCTACCCGAGGGCATGACCATCAAGGACCTGGCCGGCTACTGCGACCGGATCGCATCATCACCGGTGCTGCGGTTGCCGCAGGGCTGCGCCGTGCGGGCGCTGGACGGCGCCTACCAGTGCGAGGCGGTCCTGGACATCATGACCAGGGACTGCCTGGCTGACACGGTCGTGATCGACGAGCCGGCGACCCCGGCATCGGTCAGGGACGAATTCACTGTCGTGTGCTCACCGAGGGGTGAGCGGCTATCGATCTGCCTGCGGATCATGTCCATGGTGGTTGGTGGCACTATCGGATCGGGCAAGACGACCTTGTTGCACCGGATCATCATGTGGCTTGCACGCTGCACGGACGCCCTGGTGTGGATCATCGACATGAACGGTGGCGGGCTGGGTGCGCCCTGGGCGCAGCCCTACCTCGACGGCAAGACCGATCGGCCGACCGTCGACTGGATCGCAGACTGTGAGGAGGAGGCTGCGCTCATGACCGCGGTTGCCAAGGCCGTGCTCATCGACCGCAAGACTTCGCCGCAGGCCAGGGCCGCCCGGCGTGCGGCCAACACCAATGTGATGCCCGTCAGTGCCGACCTCCCGGCGATCATCATCATCGCCGACGAGGGTGGAGAGATCCGCCAGACCATCACCCTCCTCGGCCGACTCGCGGGCGAACGGATCTCCTCGATCGCCCAGATCGGCCGGGAGACCGCCGGCCGGGTCGTGCTGTCCGTCCTCCGCGGTACGTCTGACCTGCTGGACAAGGGCTTCCGAGCGGTCGCGGGGCTCCGGTTGTGCCTGCGGATGGACGAAGAGGGGGAAGCCGACCACATCCTCGGCCGCAACCCTGGGCGTACCCCGCTGCTGCACGTCGGCTCGGCCTGGCTGTACCGATCCGGCACCGACTATCGGCCCATCCTCGGCCGAACGGTCGACATCCCTCCGGACGCCATCGAGCGGCACGCGCTGGCCACCGCACGCCTTCGCCCCCAGTTGGACGAGCGTGGACAGCTCATCGCTTCCCAGGTCGATGCGGTCGCCGTCCTTGGTGGCATCAGGCCGGACAACATCCGGCACCTGCTCAGCCTGCCTCCGCTGGCCGATGCGGCGGCGGGCCACGCGTACAGCATGCGGTGGCGCCGGTATCGGGACCGGCTGGCGGCCCGCGACGGCACCGGACCGGTCGAGCCGATCCGCCCAGCCGACTCACCCACGGTCGCCCCGGCGGGCAGCAGCATGGAGCGACTGCTCATGGCGACCGGGGTCACAGGTCAGGACGGGCCGGAGCCAGGAGCCACACCCGAGCAGATACAGAGGGCGGCCCTCGACGCCGTAGCGGTCGGTGACGAGTTCGCGGCGCTCACCTCAGCCGAGCATTTCGTCCGCGACGCCCAGGAGCCGCGGCCCGTCAGCGTCCCGGCCAGGGTCGAGCCCATCACAGGACGAGAGATGATCCTGGCCGTCCTGCAGGACGCCCACCCCGACGGGCTCACGGCCGGGCAGATCGAGACTCAGCTACGAGAGCGCGGCACACCATTGAGCCGTGGGCGGCTTTATGAGCTGCTGAGGGACATGCAGTTGCCGAGGGATGGACAGCAGTACCTGTACCCTGAGCGCTGACACTGGGAGCGGCCCGCACCGATGGGGGTGCGGGCCGCTCGCTGTCTGGGTTCAGGCGGCGTGTCGGCCGCGTCCGAACCAGGCCGGCGTCTGGGGCATTGTCTGGGTGACCGGGGCCGTGGTTGGTGGAGTGGCGGGACGGCGCAGCTCGGCGAGACGAAGCCCTTCGGCGATCCCGGCCTGCACTCGCGCCATCACCTCATCCTGGCTGGCGCCGCAGGTGCCGATGGCCTCGATGACGGTGCTCTCGACCTTACCGAGCCACCGCTCCCGGTCCTCCGCGCGCTGCTCTGGTGTCATGCCCATGCCTCCAGGCTACGGCAGGGGTGCGTCATCGTGTCGGGGTCGACCCCGACAGCATGCAACGGCGCCCGCTCCTGGTGGAGACGGGCGCCGTGGTGGAGGGGGATGATCTTCCTGCCGGCCCGAGGTGCTAACTCCATCTCGGGCCGGCGCAGGTATGGCACAGGTCAGGCCGGGTCAAGCACCTCAGGTTGGGATCCTCTCCGCCAGCGTCTCATGGATGCTTACCAACTGCTGGGCGTCGTACTCCTTGTGTGTCCAACTGCGAAGAGCAACGCTCTCGATCTCATCGCGCGTGTAGCCGTACCGCGCCAGCATGGCCTTGGCATCCTCCAGGGACCAGACGGTGTATGGCTCCTCGATTTCGATCTGGGCAAGAGCTCCGCAGGAGCCTTTCGTCCCGTCGCCGAATTCGAATCCCAGGCAGCCATCCTCTCGGGGAGTGATGCCGGTGATGGTGCCGCCACGGCATCCCTGGAGGTTGTCCAGGACGCGCATGCCGACCAGTAGGGCGGCTGCCGGGATTGTCCTGATGGCGTATCCGGTCCTCATGATCGATTCCTTCCTTTCCTCCGCCCGGGTGGGCGGTCCGAGTGGGTGTGCCGGGACTCGAACCCGACCGGAAAACCGGTGCCTGGCCACGTGCACCCAGGCCACACCCGCCACGGAGATCTCCTCAATCTCCGGATAGCCGTCCGGCCACCTGGATGGTCAGCAGTGGGACCATCTCCGTGACCTGGGGCCCGTAGGGGTATTCCCGCCACCCGTACTCAGCCAGCTCGGCCAGCTGCTCCCCGTCGTTCCACCCGCCAGCAGGGCGAGCGGCGAGGACCTTGACGGGCTCCCCGTATCCGTACACGTTCGCCTCGGTCGCTTCCCAGCCAAGGCCGGCAAGGATGGCGGTCGCTTCGGCCACCTCGTCCGGGGTGGCGTACTCCCGGGTGACCAAATCCCATCCCTGGTAGGAGTCCATGTCCGGGATGGCGGTTGCCCTTAGGGCGTCGTGCAGATCCGTGCGGGCACGCTCACGCGCACCCCGGATGGCCATCAGTGCATCGCGCTGGGGACGCTCAGCCACGGAAATCTCCGCAGCCTCCATGAACGCCTTGAAGTACGCGCCCTCGTACCTCTCCCCGTCGACGATGGGGAATGACCCCGTGATGGTCCACTCGTCGCCACGCCTGCTGGCCAGGATCCGGGACCCTGACGAGGCTGAGGCGAACTCCAGGCGGCTCACGGTTTCCGCTGTGGCTACCAGCCATGCCCCATTGAAGTCCTGGTCCTTGATCCAGGGGTGGTTATGCCAGTCCCCCTCCAGGTCAAATGACCGGTCACCGACGGAGTGATCCGCGACCAGCACAACATCGTTGTCCGCAATCCACTCCAGGCCGTCCAGAACCCGGGTTGCCGGGGCCTTCCGGAGTGCGGCCAGGACTTCTTCCGGATCACACTCGCAGGCGTTGAACCCGCCGAGAGCCGTAGTGACGTGCTTCCATGTGGCGCCCTTGATCTCCAGGGTGCTGTATTCCTTGATCTGCATGGCTATCTCCTTGTTCGTTGCCCCGTGGGGCGTTGGGTGTGGTTCCCCCCGGCTGTAATTTCCGGTACCTAAAACTCTAGCACACTTTCCGGTACCGGAAACCGTGTCACTCTTCCGTGTCAGGCGGCAGCAGCGTCACGCTGCCGGCGCAGGCGTCACAGAAATCCTCGGTGGGACCCGGCCCACCACAGACGATGCACACGCCGAGCACCCGAGCGTGAGTCCCGATCGGCAGCACGGCCGCCGCCCGGTTGCGCCGCCCGGCACCGTCCGGGACGACCAGCACCCACACGTCCGGGTCCGAGTCGTCCAATCCCTGGGCGCGCAGCCACGCCCAGGCGGCGTCGTCGAGAGAGTGGCTACCCAGCCACTCCGCCAACTCCTCACCCTCGGCGTCCGGGGATGCACCCCGGAACACCTCCAGCGTGAGCATGGCCTGGTCTCCCGACACCTCCCAGTAGCGGCGTGCGTCATCCCGCAACCCCTGGAGGACGTAGCGGCGGATCACCTCGGAGCGGTCCACGGCCAACTGGGCCGCCCGCTCCTCCAGATCTGCCACATCCTCTAGCGGCAAGCGGGTTTTGATCTCTGGCCCAATGGGGGGCCGACCGGTCTTGGCCATGCGTCTCTACTCCTTGGATGTCAGACCGCGAGAGCGGCGAGGGTGGTGTACCGGGTGGTGGCTGGACGGAACAGGCCCCGGGCCCAGCGGTAGACGGTGGAGACGTGTACACCGACCGCCGCGGCGATGGCGCGGACGCTCATGCCGGCCTGGCGGAGGATGGCGATGATGCTGACCGCGTCCTGGTGGGTGGCGGCTTCTGCCGCTTCCCGCTCCGCCTGTGCCGCGTCCTGCTCGGCCTGGCGGATCTGGGTTTCCCATCCCGCCGGGTCCTTGGCGATCTGGGAGAAGGTGGCCTCTGTCAGGCCAGCGGACCATGCGCGATCCCGCAGGCTGTTGATCCGCTGGCGCTGGCTGCTGGTGATCCTCTGGTAGGCCATGTCCTCACCCCTCGTTTCCGGTACCTGAAATCCTAGCATGGTTTCCAGTACCGGAAATGGAGGTCACCCGAACGGGGACGTGGCGCTGCCTATACGCCCTGAGCTGCGGCGTTTCTGTCTGCTCATGGCTCATGCCATAATGGGGCAACACCCACTACAGGAATGAGGGCAACCAATGACTGATGTCCTGGTCGAGCTCGACAACCGACGCCGAGCATCCCTCGGCAGACTCGGCAACCCCGAGCACCGCTACTACCTCGGCCATACGGAGCCGGACGGCAGGATCGTCCTGGTTCCGGCCGTGGTCATGCCGGAGGCGGAAGCCCGACTTCGGGGCAACCCCGAACTGCTCGGGCAGATCGAGCACACCGTCGCCGAACCGGCAAGCCGGGTGCGGCGCGCGAGACGCCAGTAGGAGTCCTGACGCTCGGCCTCGCCTGGCCCGATACGCCACAGCGCCCCCGGTCATCCCGGGGGCGATGGTCGTTTGAGCCCGGCCCCGTGATGGGGCCGGGAAGCACCCGCCTGGCGGGCGTGGTCGTGTCGCGACGTGTCGAGGGTAGCTGGGGTGGCTTGTCGTGGGGCGACACGTTCGAGTGATGCTGTTTGTGATGTAGAAACAACGTGCTAGAGTTTATGCATCACAAACAAGCGAACGGAGAGAGCGATGAGCCGCAACTACACCTACACCGTCACGTTCCCCAGCGACGAGAAGGCCGCATTCGTCGCCGACATCCTGCGTCCCTACGGAATCGAGCAGCCCAAGCGCGAGGGCGGCCAGCTCATCCTGAGCAAGGACGCCCTGGAGATCCTCGCCGAACACGGCGAGGACAACGACGGCTGCTACATCGACGGCCAGATCTGGGTCTCCGGAGACGGATACGCCGTCACCCGCAATACCGGACGGCCCAGCGTCGGCACCAGCGGGTCAACCCGCATCACGGCAACGCTGGACGCGGATGTTCTCGCCCGGCTCGACCAGGCCGCTTACGTGTTCAGCATCGACCGCTCTGCGGCAGTCAGGCGAGCGATCGAGATGTGGCTCGGCTCCCTGTACACCGTGGAGATCCAGAGCTGGAGTGAGAGCGCGCGGGCATGGATGGCCCTTGCCCCCGCCGAGACCGTCAGCGCGGCCAGCGCGCGCGATGCCGCCGAGGACGTGGCGGATGACCAGAACATCGCCGAGGGTCCGGACTGGCGCGTCTGCGCTTGGGCCGGTGCCGACCCGGACACGGGCGGGACGCCCGACCACATCTTTGAGCCCGAGAGTTAGTCGACCAGCGAACGCCTCCACGCAAGCGCAGCGCCCCACCTCCACGGGTGGGGCGCTGTTGTGCCATCACTGCCGGTCGCTCAGGTCCGTCCTGGCGCCCGGCTGCCGATCGCGGTGGATCCACGGCCAGATCGTTCCCGGCCACCATCCGCGTCGCCCACCCACGAACGCGTCATAGGCCGGCGCCTGCCCCCGGCTCACATACCCGACCAGGGTCGTGGCCTTGATGCCCAGGATCCCGGCCACCTCAACCACTCCGAGAGGCACCGCGTCATCCAAGTGCCCGTCCGCTACCTCCCGCAGGTACGGAGGATCCTGCTGGCGCTTCCCCGGATCCCGGCGGGCGCCACACCGCGCCGTGCGGCCCGACACGAACCCCCCGGCGCCAGACCAACCGATCCCCAGCAGGGCCGGCACAGCGGACGCCGGCATGGGGGTCTCCCACAGCAGCCAGTCACACACCAGCTCGGACCGGTCGGCCCCGGTGCGCCGGTAGTGCCAGCCCACCGCCCCCCGGCAGGGCCGATCCTGGTCGACGGCGCCAGCCACCTGGTGGGCGGGGACGTCGCGGGCCGGCTGGCACGGCAAGCCCATGACCGCCAACCAGTCCAACCCCGGCGAGGCGGACGAGCCGGTGTCGGACTCGCCCCGCAAGATCCACAACCCGGCGGGGTAGTCGCGAGTCAGGCCGAGACCGGGACCACAGATGGCCTGGTCGAGTAGGCCAGGATCAGCCCGCAGACATCCGACCATGGTGGTCAGCATGCCCCGGACGGTTTGCGCCGCGTGCGGCCAGACCATGGGGTGCAGCAGCCTACTGGGGGTCAGGAGGGCTGACGCCCACATCTCGGATCCGGCCGGGGGTGGCTGGGCGGCCAGGTGGCGACCCCGGGCACCCCACCAGTCGCGGCCGGGCGGGGGGAACTCCGCAGGGCAGTCGGGGAGGACCCCGCCGTCAGGGATCCGGTCGAGAGTCAGCTCGCGGATCGCCTCGGCGGCCTCGTCGGTGGTGGATGGCCCGGCGTCGAGGATCAGCCGCCCGTCGTCGAGACTCCAGCGGACCAGGAGCTGCGGCCAGCGTTGGGCCAGGACGCGGATCGCGCCGAGAGCGGCGAGCCAGCCGTGGGGGGTTGTGCCGTCCAGGTGGAGTGTGGTCATGCCGTGCTGCCAGGTCGGGTGGCCGTCCAGAGTACGGCCGCGAGGAGGACGGCGACGACGGCTGTGGGGAGGATGCCGGCACCCTGCGTGATCATGGTGGCCATGCCCGCACCGGAGATGACCAGCGCGACCGGTGTGGCGTACCGGATGGCGTGCTGGCGGAGGGGGATGGGTGGGTCGGCGACCAGGTGGAGTGGCCACTGCTGGCCGTCGGAGGCGTGGATGGTGGTGGTTCCGTCGTCGGCGATGGTGATGTGGCCGTCCTCGCCGTGCTCGCGGTGGGCGATGAGCCAGGCGACCTGCTCCCGGCTGATCTGGACGATGCCGGGCTGGGTTGCCCGGATGCCGGGTCCGGTGAGCCAGGATGGGGTGCCGCTGGGGCCGAAGTCTGCGATCTACACCCCATGTGTCACTGACACGATTGGGGGACTACTCACACTTTACAAGGCTTTCCTTGTATAGTGGTGGCATGACACAGACAGCGCCCATCGTCCTCAACCACCACGACGACCGCCCAGTCGTCGGCGGACCGGCCGCACTCATCAACGCATCCCTGGGCGGCGCGGCGCCGCTCACCATCACAGGCAAGAAGGCCACTGGCGACATCGTCTGGCTCGCCCCGGTCACTGAGCGAGTGTGGCGCGACGACGCGATCACCGTCGAAGATCACGCCATCGCCTGGACGATCAGCCACCCCGTCCATGGCGAGATCGCGTACGCCTACATCGACATGTCCCGTCTCGACAGGGCTCCCCAGGTCTCCGAGCTGACTCGGGCGCTGCGGGCTGCGGACGCTGCCGCGTACAACGCCACGATGGCACAGGCCGCCAAGGCCGCACCGAGCTGCGACAACTGCGGCGACTGCCCGCAGTGCTGCTGAGGAGGTAGGCATGGCCACCAGAGACGGCTGGACACCACTCCAGATCGCGTGGGCTGACTACAGCCACGCCGATGCCGTTCACCACCAGGCCGCCAACCTCGACCTGATCGAGGCCAAGGCCGAGTACGACGAGGCCAAGCACCGCCTTGGCGAGGGCATGCTGACGCCCAAGGAATGGCAGGAGGCTCAGGACGCCTGGCAGGCGGCCGTTGACCGGATCGCCACCACCGAGCAGGCGCTCCGTCACGCGGAGCGCGCTTACTGGGCCGAGAAGTGGCTCACCCGCCGACAGGTAGCCGACCTCGTCTCCGCTCTGACCGGCCGAGGCATCAACCCGGACACCTGGTCCGGGTACGTCACCAGGGGACAAGCACCAGCACCCGATGGGCGCGACGACACCAATCACCCGTGGTGGTCGGAGCTGACCGTCAGGGACTGGGTCGCCTCCCGCCCCGGCCAGGGTGCGCGGACGGGACGCAACAAAGGAAATAGTCCAAAATGATCGATGCTGAATTTGCCGCCGCACTTGCCAGACTTCGTGGACCACTCGACTTCTCCTGGATCCCCGTCCAGGATGGCGGCGGCTGGTATCTCGCCAAAGCGTGGTCTCGGGATCCCAGCGAACTGGACCGCTACGACACAGAGGCGGAGGCACAGGCCGCCGCTGACGCGGAGAACGCCGACGCACAGACGCTGCTTGACGCGCTGATGGCGCGCGTCGAGGAACACGTCCCGGGCGACTACCGGGACGGGTACACCCGCGAGCAGTACGAAACCGCATGTTCCGTGCTCGGCGCAACGCCAGTCAGCGACGACGACCTTCGCCGCGGTTCATCGGCGGTCATCCTCGTGCCCGAATACACACATCGGCACGTCGTGTACGCCCAGCTGTGCCACGGGCGGACCGTCGGAATCAAGGCCGAGGACCAGACCGCCGACGACCAGATCGCAGCAGCCCTCGACAGCGCCGGCCTGCTGCGAAAGCGCATGTACACCCGCGAGCAGTACGAGGCCGCCTGCCAGATTGCCGGCATCGATCCCATCGCCGACGATGAGGTCGCCACGTGGTTGAGCGTTCACTACCTGCCGCCGTTCGTTGACCGCACCCCGATGGAGCTTCGGAGGCAGACCCTGGCCGACCACCGGCTGGCGGGATTGCGTCGCGAGGCCAAGAAGGAGGGGGAGGCGTGCGACAACTGCGACCGGCCGATCGCGCCCGGCGAGGGCATGAGCGCGAACCTCGGCATGGCCTGCTCGCTCGGTTGCTACCAGGAAATGAGCTGATTTGAGCACTGATCTGAAGCGTGCGGCGCGGGAGGCGTTCGCCCGCGCCGACCAGCTCACCACCCAGATGGAGCGCCGCTACCCCACCGCGTGGCGGGAACTTGACGGCTTCCGCGTCAACCCGCCGCAGCCCTGGCCGGAGTGGTGCCTACTGCCCATGGCCGCATCAGCGGCCGTCTGTACCGACTTCGCCCCGATCGAACAGGTGCGACACCCGCTGACCCCTGTCCCGATCGCCACGATGGCGGCCGTCTACGCCTGGCGGTACAGCCGGTCGGTGTACCTGTTCCACCCCGACCTCCGGCGCAGGCTGACGGGCACGGTGCCCGATCTGCCTGACCTGGATCTCCTCGCGGGCATGCCGGACTGGTGTCTGGTGGTCCCCACGATGCATCCGGAGTGGCCTGGTGCAGGGCTGTGGGCGCACTTGGAGGCCGACGCCAACACCAGACGCCCGGAACTGCGACTCCTCGACGACGACGGCACCAACGACCCGGTGACGATCCCGGTCTACCTGGACCGGCCCACGCTCACCGAGGCGCTCGCGGACTTCCGCGCCACCGCGCGAGCGTCCGGTGTCCGTGGTGGTCAGATCACCACCGGGCAGGATGTCCACGGTGGAGCCCTGGACGAGTGGGCGGCGTCGATGGCTGATCGGGTCGATCAGATGATCGCCCTCGTGGCCTACCTGTGTCGCCCTGAGGCGGACATCAGGGAGATGGGGCGCACGTGGGTGCGGCCTGGACCTCGGGCACGGTCGCGGCGACGAGGGAGAACCGTGTGGTTGGTCGGGTACGGCGACTGACCACACACAGCACGACGGCGCCCACCCCGCGTTGGGGTGGGCGCCGTTGTGATCCCATCCGTTTCCGGCCTCAGGTTACCGGCGGGACAACCCTCCTGGCCAGGTGTGCCACACCGGATTGCACGGCGGTCTTGAGTAGCAGCAGGCCCAGTGCACCCCACCAGGCTCCGGTCCACTGGAGATCACCCACCTGTGTCGCCAGGACCATGATCACGGCAACGGCGACGTCGGTGAGGAGGCCCTGCACGCAGGTGCGCCAGGCGCGGCTACGGGCATCAGCGATGACGGCACGCTCACGGTCCCCCATGCCGTATGCGGTCATTGACGATCATCTCCTCAGATCTGGTGGCGAAACGGGAGGATGCGCAGGTCAGGTCACTCGCCAGGCCGAATGATCGCCACCGCCAGGGCCGCCAGCGACACCAACGCCGCCAACGCCGGTAGTGGCCACCGGCCGCGCTCCAGGTCCCGCATGCGCCCCTCGTGGTCACGTACCTCGGCGCGGGTCTCCGCGTACTGCTCGACCAGGCGCCCAACCGTGGCCTCCAGGCGCACAAGGGCGTCGTAGATCTCGCGGGCCCCGATGCGGACATCCATTGGCTGCTCGTCGCGGCGGACCACTACGCCTCACCCTTGAGTTCGGCGAGGACATCCGCCGCGCGCTGCGCCAGCTGGGCGACAATCGCCGTGGCGATCTCCTCGGCGGTCGGCATTGCCACCCTGGCTGGATCAGACGCGGTCGTCACCGGTGATGTCGCCAGGGCTGCCAGTCCGGCGCGCAGCTCGCCGAGTGCCGACAGCACCTCGGCGGCCCGTCCCTGCTCGGCGACCACGGCGGCATCAACCGTGTTGGCCAGTACCCGCACATTGGCGTAGGCCCGCTCCAGGAGATCCCCGGCTGGCATGGTCTCGGTCAGGTCCGGCAGGGCCTCACGATGCTGCGGGGGGATCTCGATCTCGGTATCCCACGACATGTCGTCCTCCTTGGTTGTGCCCACGAGTGCGGCGAGGATCGCGCGCATCGCGTCCATGTCCTCCACGTAGCGGCGGCGTATCTCCAGGTGGATGTGCCACTTGTGGTCGTCGGTGGCGGTGGACACCTTGCCGCTGACCATGTCGTAGCGGCCGGCTGAGCCCTGCCCGTCCCATCCGCACCAGGCGTTGATGTACTTCGCCGCAGGGTTGGTTGCGCGGTTGCGCCACACCACCCGAAGCCGCTCGTGGGTGGCGGCCAGATCGGCGGTGCGGGCATAGGTCATGTCGACGGCGGCCGCCGCGTCGGACGGTCCGCAGCCGGCCCGGTCATCGGCGCGGATGGTCGAGTAGTTGCCGGCGGGGTTGTCCTGACGGCTGATGTGATAGCCGCCGCTGGCACGGTGGCGGGCGTCGCCGACGATGCCGGCCTGGGTGGCTGCGTCGTCCCTACGGGTCGCGGAGTCGATGACGGCTTCCCACTGGCGCGACAGCCAGGTGAGCGCGTCGGTCGCTCTGGTGGTCATGCGTCCCCTCTCAGCTCGGGCACCACTGGGCGGTGATCCACGAGCCATTTTTGACGGTCGTCGATCCGCTATTGGCGTTCTGTCCCCACTGGAAGGTGAGGTCTCCGGCTGTGGCGCCCATGCTCACCCGGACCGCGACGTTGAGCGCCATGGTGGTGGTGGTGACGCCGTAGGCCCTGGCCGTGCTCGGAGGGGCGCCCTCGTTCCAGCCGTCGTAGTAGAACTCTGTGTCACCATCGGACATCGCGCCGGTGAGGTCCGATGTGGTGGGACCCCAGATCTTGTAGCAGATCACCGCGTCGTCGGGGTAGTCCCAGTCGTACTTGATGTCGCCACCGTCGCCGGATGCGACCACCGAGAGTAGTCCGTGGACGTCGTACACCCGGTTGGCCTTGAGGGCGACGAGGAGATCCGGATCGTCGCTGATCGCGGTTCCCGACCGGGTGGTGTCGTCGGCCTTGTAGGCGTGGATCGGCGCCCTGTCGTTGATGTCCGACGCGTAGATGATCTGTCCTGCGTAGACGGTCATGGCACCCCCTATCTCGCGTATCTGGCCTGGTGGAACAGTTGGATGGGTGCGCCTGCCGCATGCGCCTTGACCACGCCGTTGACCGAACGGGTCACCGTGAACGTCTGTGGCGAGGTCGTGTCGGCGACGTCCGTCACGGTCATGCGCTCCCCGCCGATGATGATGTCGAAGGGCAGGCTCGCGGCGTCGTCGGTCGCCAGAACCCACCTCGGCCCGGTGAACGTCACGGACAATGACACATCCGCTGAGGTGATCGCGGTGGTCAGAGTCGACCCGTCGGACTCATAGCGACCCAACGCCGACGAGTCGTACACCCCGACGTGCGTCCACGCCCCGGCCGGCGTCGCGTTATACGAGATCGTCCAGGTGTACGCGCCGATCCGCTCCGTATACCCCTGGATCATGAGGCCGGTGTCGTCGGGTGGCATCCACGACGGCGGATTGGTGAGGGTGACCACCGAGCCAATGTCCAGGGCGATCGCGGCGGCGGTGGCGACCGGATCGGCGCGCCACACCGATCGGTGCAGGCCGATCTCCGCGCGGGGGTAGCGCGTGGCGTCCCAGGTGCCCAGATGTCGCAGCCACCCGGTGACGTCGGGCAGCTGGCTGTCGTCGTCCAGGTACAGCCTCGGGGTGCTGTCGTACACCCCGACCCCGTCCGGATCGGTACGGGGATCGTTGATGTTGAGTGGCCCCGATGTCTGGGTGGACCGCCACGATCCGCCGTCGATGCGGGTGACCGTGATGTCGTTGGCGATCGCGTCGTCGTCGTCCTCGGGCTCCAGCCGGCCGGAGAGCGCGTTGGCTGAATAGTCCCAGGTCGGACCTGTCGTGTTGTACATGCTGTCTCGGGTGCGGTAGGCCAGGCCCAGGCCTAGGCGCGGCTCGTAGAGGATCCCGCCGTCGGTGTCGGCGCAGTCGTCCATCAGGTCGATGAGGGTGCTCTCCTCCTGGCGACCCATGGCGGCGGTCGCGCTGGCCGCACCGTCGAGCTGGAGATGCACCCCATCCTCGGCACACAGTCGGATCATCCGGGCGGCGGCCAGCTCGCCCCAGTAACCCCCCATGGCCTCGTAGGTGCTGGTGGCGACCGTGTCGGCATAGACGGCGATGTGTCCACACGAGGCGGATTTCATCGACGTGTCGGGCACGTTCTGGACGGAGATCTGGACGACCGAGCCGGGCACGAAGGCATCGGTGTCGGTTCCTCCGGAAACGTCGTCCAGGAGCACCTCCATGGTCGCGTTCGCCCCGACTTGGTCCAGGGTGACGCGCAGGTGGTGCCACTCGCCGTCCAGGGGCTCCTCGCCGGAGATCACCACGGATACCGAGCCTCCGCCCGAGTCGGCCTCGGTACCGGTCACGGTGATCGTGTCGGTGACCCCGTCCTCGAAGTCGATGACGAGCGTCCAGGTCGCCCATTCCGTCGTCCACTTGATGGGTGCGTACTGGGCGACGGCGATGTCGGTGGTGTCGCCCAGGAAGATCAAATCCAGGGTCCAGCTATCTCCTGTGGACCCCGACAGGAAAGCTGTCATGACAGGCTCGATCGCCGTGACGGCGTACACAAACTCCGGCAGGGTCGACCGCGCGCCATCCGGACCGGTGATCTTCGAGAATGCGAAGCTCCCGTACGCGGTCACCCCAGGCTGCCCGGACACCACCGATCCACCGACGCTGGTGGATGTCCCATCATCCAGCGGCCAGTAGGCCACCGGACTACGGGCGACGATGGAGCGCTCCAGGGCCGAGCGCTTGCCCCGCTGACCCTGGCCGAGACGGCGCTTGATCCCTGCGGCCTCCAGGGGCACGTAGACATCACTGCCACTGGTGTCCCAACGCTGCGGCCAGCTGGACACCTCCCCCTCGAATCGCTGGTCAGACCCGATGGTCACCCTGATCGGGGTGTTGCGGCCAATCAGCCCGTAGTAGGGGCTCGACGGGTTGCGCGGCGACATGTAGCCGTCGCGGTTGTCGAGGGTGAGCGCGAGGGTGCTCGGGCCGAGAGTGGACTGCCCATTGCTGCGTCCCCGGGTGATGGTGATCCCGTCGGACTCCCGAACCCTGCTGGTGACGTCCACCCACCCACCGTCGACGAAGATCTCGACCCTGTGGTTGATGTGGCCGTCCGCATCGAAGGCGGACACGCCGGATCCGCCGAGGAGGGTTGGCCTGCCAGCCAGCTCCCACCCGGCCCACAGGGGGGCGAGTGACCTCATCACTCAGCCCAGCGGATCCAACACCGCATGTCCACCCCGGACGTCGGAGTGGTCGCCCGGACGCGGACGAACTTGCTAACCGGAATGATCGGCCGCGAGTCGGGCATCCACTGATAGGAGTAGTGCGAGGGTGATTCGCTGGTGGTCATCGACAGCGCCACCACATCGAAGACCCGTGTCGCCGTGGTGTTGTCCTCGGCGGAGGAGGTGTAGCCGGTGGCCTCCGTGCCCAGGGTGAGCAGAGACGCGGGTGCGCCAGGGTCGGTGGGCTGCACCCCTGCGGCCACATGCGCGGTGACGGTGGCGGCCACATCGGTTTGCAGCAGCTCCACCACACCATCGGCACCTGGGATGTCGTCGACGGTGAATCCCCATGCGATCAGGGTGATCTGCCTGGTCGACGGGGTCGCCAGCTGCAACATGGTCTTGATCGATGTCCCGGTGGTGACGGCGGCCTGGGCTGCCGTGGTCGGCATCGGTCCGTTCCAGGCCGTATAGATGTGCGGCACTATGCCCCCTACACCTTGATGTTGAGCAGGTCGGGTGACCCGCCCCGTTTCTTGATCGCGATGGCCAGGATGTTGAGTAGCAGGTCACCCAGTTGCGAGCCGTCCGAACCAATGACCAGCGTGGATCCGCCACCGCCTCCGCCGCCCCCGGACGCGACCGAGCCGCCACCTCCACCACCGCCCATCATCTGTTTGGTCTCCTGCGCGGTGGACACCCAGCGTGGCTTGGTCTCCCAGATCAGCTCGGGGCCCTCCTCGCCGACGAGGACCGGACCGGGCTTGGTCCAACCACCCTCGGCGTTGTGTGTGTAGCCGGATCCATAGAGGGCCTGCTCCCGCGCGTCCTGCCCCTGATAACGCACGTAGTGCCACTCATTGATCACGTAATTCATCGTCTTCGTGCCAGTGGGCAGACCGAGGATTCTGTTGATCAAGGCCTGGACCTGCTCGCGGTCATATCCCATGGCGGCGGCCTGGTCGAGGATCGCCGCGATGACAGCGTTCTGCGCTGCGGCGGCCCGATATGACGCCCCGGCAAGATCCCCTTGGGCGACAGCCGCCGCATACTCGGCCTCACCAGCTGCGACGGCGGCCCCGACAAGATCCTGAAACATGCCAATGTTGTCGCGACCCTTGGCTGTCGAGTCGTCCAGACTCCTGCCGTGCTCACGGGTCGACTCCGCAAGATTGTCGATGCCCTCCTCGAAGGCGAGATGCGCCTCAAAGGCGGAAGCGAACGAATCCTGGAGATCTTTCGTGGCGTCGGCGGCTTCCTTCTCCGCGTCCGCCAGGGCCTTCGCCGATTCGGCGGCCACACTCAAACCGGCTGATGCGATGGCCGTGGAGTCGCCCAAGCTGCGGAAATGCTCATCGCTGTCGACGAATCCCGTGGTGAGCATGTCCCACGCATCCATCAGGGGGCTGATGGCCTGCCCGAGCGGTCCCAGCAACGTGTCGGCGAGCCGACCCCCCGACATCTCATTGAGATCACTCAATCCGCTGTACAGCTTGGACAGGACCTCGATCGTCTCGCCCAAACCGTCGACCACATCGGCGGTTCCGTCGACCAGGTCGCCAAAGAACTTCGCGGCCCCGGGGCCAGCGGACGCGATCGAGTCGGAGAAGTCCCCGATCGCCTCCCCGAGCTGGGGAAGGTCACCCGCCACCGACTCGATGAACGGTGCCGATGCGGCGAACATCTGTCGAAGCCCAGGACCCGCCTCCCGCACCATGCCGATCAGCCCCTTGGCCAGGGGATCCACGGCCTTGGCCAGGGGAGCGAACATGCCGGAAAGATCCAGCTGGCCGATCTCACCACGCAACTCGTCCAGGGCTGTGACCACGGGTTTCTTGAATGCCGACCCGATCGAGATCAACTCCTCGCTCAGGGTGGCGCTGAACACCCCGGCGGCCTGCTTGACCTCTGGCGACTGGGCCGCCCCCGCGATGCCGGCGGCCAGACCTCCCGCTCCGGCGGCACCCAGCAGGCCGGCGGAGATGGCGGCGCCGACAGCGGGAGCCATGACTACCCCGATGGCGGCCCCGGCGGCGACGACATACGGAGACCGGGCGGCACCGGCGATACCGTCAACCATCTGCCTGCCGAGGCTTTCCCCGGCCTCTCTGCCCGTGTTGGCGATCGTCTTCTTCAGCTTGGTTAGTTGGCTGATGACGGCCTGATCGGACTTGATGTTCGGCAGCAGATCGCGGTCACCGGTCCGGTCGAGCTGCTTGATCATCTCAAGGTGGCGCGCTTTGACCTTCTCCAGGGCCGCAGTGAGCCGATCGGAGTCCTTGCCGGCGGCCGACAGCTCATCGCCGAGTGCCTGTACAGCGGGGGCCGCTTTGCGGGCCGTGGCGGCAACACCCTCGACCCCTTCGGCCGCGGGCTTGACCTTCTTGCCCGCCGCACCCAGTTTGCCCAACTGTTCGGTCAGGCCCTCTGTGGCGTCGTCGGCCTTGCGTGCCGTCTCGGCCGCGGTCGAAAAGGCCAGGGCAAGGTTCGCGGTCGCCTTGGTCGCCTGCCGGTTGATCGCACCGAGGGAACGCTGGATCGACGCGGCGGTCTTCCCGAAGTCGTTGTCGCCCTTGACGTGGATCTGGATGTCATTGGCCACCGTCGTCACCTCCCTCAGTGGACAAGCGTTCGATCATGAGCAGGCGGAGTAGGTCGGCGTCCTCGGCCAGCAGGGCGGATGGCAGGCAGCCGAACCGCTGGCACAGGGACAGGATCATGCGGGCGTGGGTGAGCTCTCCTGGCTCGGTGGCAGCATGTCCATCGGCATCGATTCCTCCAGGGACGGATCTCCACCGCTGGAGGCTGGCGACAAAGGGGCCTTGACACTCGCGATCGCCGAGGTGATGCCGGCGGCGATCGCCCACAGCAGGGCGGGATCACAGCCAGGACCCATCAGACCATCCCTGGTCAGGGGTACCGGCTGCTCGGTGACCGGATCCTCCAGGTTCCAGTCGACCAGCAGGCCAGGTTTCTCATCCGGGTCGTCCGGATCGGGGGCCATCATCGCAACCAGGTCGGCGAGGCCGGTGGAGTCGCCCCGCTCCCGGGCGGCGGTCATCTCAATGACCATGCCCACCGTGGCGCGGCGGGCACGCACCCGCAGACCCTCCAGCTCCGGGTCGTCGAACACGAGTTCGAGGAGGGGTCGGCGGTACCCGGTCACGGAGTATCCCAGGTGGGAATCGTGCCGCTGGCCAGACTGCCCGGCACCGTCCAGGTCAGCTCACCGGAGGCCGCCCTGGTCAGGGCGTAATCGGTGAGCACAACCGTGCACACCGGGGTGGTGCCCAGACGCTGGCCGGAGACGGTCAGGGTGAACTCTCGGGCGACCGATGTGGACGGAACGGTCTTGAACACGTCGTGGCTGTAGTTGGCCGCGTCGTTGAACACCCCGTTCCAGGTCGCCGTGAAATCCGCCAGCAGCAACAGCCGCTCATAGGCCGAGCTGTCGAGGCCGGTGGTGTCCTGCACGCCCCTCGGAGTCGCGAACTCGAAGTTCGTGATGTCATTGAGGATCGCCCTCAGGGTTCCGCCACTGTCGTCGATGGACATCGCCGTCCAGGCGAGACCACTCTCTTTCGCCACGATCGATCACCCTCTCTGAAATCTCGTGGCCAGGCTGTCCTGGTGGAGAGCGAAGTCCTCCACCCAGTGCTCCGGCCGTTGATGCACCCGCCGCTGTCCGATCAGGCCGCGCCAGTCCCCACCCCGCACCACACACAGCGGATCCCTCTCCAGGGGTGTGAAGTGCGGCTTGAAGCAGCGCTGACCAGGGGAAAAGGTGAACACGGTCAGCCCGGAGGGGTCCGGGCGCTCCCTGAACGCCCGGCCGGCGCGGGTACGGATGTAGCCGGCCCTCCTGGCGCCGTCCTCGGTGCGCTCATCCAGGGCGGTAACCCATCCGTTGCGCCAGCGTTCGCACTCCACCTCAGCGCAGCTCGCGCGACGGTGATGCGTGGAGATAGGTGCGCTGAGCTGGTACGTCTTGTACGCCTGCACCGGCATGACGGGTGTGAGGCGGTTGACCGGGCGCGCCATCAGAACACCGTCGCCGTCAAGTTGCGGCAGATCGCGACCGCGAACGTCATCGATGTGAATCCGGCGGCGGTGGTCGTCACGACCCGTAGGTACTGCTCGACGGCCAGGGTCGCGGAGGTGGCGATCCGCTGCACGGTCGGCGCGGCCGTGACCGCTGTGAATGATCCACCGGTCACGTTAGCCCAGGCGTCAGCTCCCCCGTTGTCGCTGGACTCCTGGATCGTGATCGTCGCATCCGTACCGACGAACGTGAATACCTGGAGGTAGGCCTGTAGTCCGAACGCCGAGGGAGCACTGTCGTTGATGGATGATCCGTTGGTGGCGCCCGTGTCGGTACGGATCCCTGCCGTGCCGAGCCTGCCCCACTCCAGGCCGTAGTCATTGGAGAGGGCCTGAACCGAGAAGCTGAACGATCCGTCAGCACCCCGGCTGCCGTCATAGTTGGGCTGCTTGGCGATCATGCAAGCCGCCGCGTTGCCCAGTGTCGTCCCTCGGCAGTACATGAGGTGCACATCGGTACGCGGCAGGGTCTTGAGCACCGGATGGGCCTGACCGGCGGCGTCGTTGAACCAGGACGACCACTCGACCGTGCCGTTACGCCCCCCGCCTATCCGCTCGGGTGCGTACTTGTCGATGCCGGTGACCTCCAGGGCGGCAGGCCCACCGGAGATGCCGCCCAGGGAGCCGACGTCGCCACTGAGGTTGTACCCACCACAGTAGAAGTTGTCCCCGAGGCCGCTCTGCTTGGTCATGGCGCCTCCGTCCACGCATCGTTGATCAACAGGGGGAGGGTGATCGTGTACACCCTGTACAGCCGGTTGTCCTGGGACAGGTAGCCATCGACGGCCTCCATCGGCACCCCGTGGATGCCGCGCACATCCACCGTGCGCACCTGGGCGCCGAGGGTCAGATCACCGGCATAGGCGGCCATGAGCGTGTCGCAGGCCGCCGTCAGGTTTGGATCGATCATGTCCGCTGGCTCTTGCAGCATCGACGAGTACAGGCGCACGTTCAGCAGGAGTCGCACGCTCGTGGAAGCCAGGCCAGACGAATTGATCGGGGTGATTCGTCCACCCCAGATCGCGCAGGTCAGACCGTTGCCGGGGGCATTTTTCGGCTCGTGCTTGTTGACCCTTTCGAACAGGCCGAGGGTCATGGCGTGGCTGGCAGCCGCATCGATGATCGCGTTGGTGTCCACGTCAGCCCTCCAGCCTAAGGAGGTGGTGCGACACAACCGGTTCGACGATCGTCGGCACCATTCCGTCAATCGCCTGTCGGGTCTGTCTCCAGTGCCGGTAGCCCTTGAATCTGCTGGTGGCGTTGCGGGAGCCGACCCCCTCCAGCCACGGCCCGTAGACGATGCCCGTGTCGTGGACGATGGCGGTCAGGTAGGCGGGGTGCGCGGTGGTGACCCGCGTCCAGTAGTAGGGCGTCGGGTCGCGGAAATAGATGTGCATGAGGTGCACGGCGTGCTCCTCGGCGACGTCGGCGACCGTGTCGACCACATCGGCCGCGAGGTCTTCGACGATGCCCTCGGCGCGGCCGTCCAACAGGGGACCGTGGGCGTCCACCGTGATCCGGATCATCAGACGGCCCTCGATCTGGCCTTGCGGCCGTAGGTCGCATACACCTGGTCGCGTTTCTCGCCCAGCTGCCGGCCCCAGTACTCGCGGGCGTTCTCGCCGCTGCCGGCAACCCGGGCGTAGCCGCTCCCCTCGTTGAGCAGCTGATTCATTGCCGACGCCACCGCGTACCCCTCCACCAGGGGCGGCACGACGTGCCGGGTGATCGCCGCGTTGATCAGATGGGTCGCGGCGGTGGTCCCCAGGGCTCCCCGCTCCACGGTGAGGGTGCGGGGGGCGTAGATGTCGGCCAGGGCGGCATGGGTGGCCAACACGGAGCCGTCCCAGGCCCTCTTGACCGTGAGCACGCTGCCCGCGACGTCGACGACCAGCATCCGCTCGCTGTCGATGAGGATGATCTCGTCTGCGACCGGGGCCGCCGTGGTGGTCGACATGGTGATGCCGACGTCGGCGTTGGACGCGGTCAGGGAGTCAGCGGCGTGGATATTGACCCCGGTGTCGGCCATCGTCTTGCCGGTGACGATCATCCGCTCGCTGTCGACCTTGATGATGTCCCCGACTCCGATTGCTGCCGAGTCCGAGCAGCTGACGCTCGTGCCGGTGGTGTCGGCCAGGGCGGCGGTGATCGTGCCGGCCGCTGAGGTGTTCGCCGAGTGCCCCCAGATGCCGACCAGGACATTGCCACGCTGCGAGGACGACCAGGAAGCCGAGGCGTCATCGTCGAGATCGATCCACCGATACGGCGGCCCATCCTGCGGATACAGATGGTAGTCGGACGCGCTCAGCGCCGTACCGTCCACAGTGATGCTGGTGGCACTGATCAGGTCGTGTTTGTCCAGGTAGAGACGGGTACCGCACACGGGGCCGATCTTGTCGTCGAAGTATCTCGTCGCGGTCAACGGGTAGAAGAACCGGTGACACAGACCCTCGATCTCAGGCGACGCGGAGGCGATCGCCGCGTCGACCTGGGCATTGTTACGCGCGGTCTCAGCCGCATCCAGGGCGCGCTTGACCCGTTCGCGCGTGGTGTACCAGATCGTGCTCACCCTGTCCCTTGCTTTCTTGGCGTCGCGGCGTGCCGCGTGGGGCGATCAGTGTCTATGTGGTTGTGGCGTTGCGGCTGGTCAGGTCCC